TGCTTCTTTGCAACAGAAAGTAATTCAGTATTGATTCCATGAGCCTTAAGTTGCTGCATCATATCATGAGAATTCCAGCGGTCAAAGGTGACCATCTTTAACCTAAACCCACGGTTACGAAGTTCGATAATAAAATCTTTAACCTCTGTGAAATCTACAGATTTTGTAGAAGTAGGAGTCCAATATCTAATTGCATCAACAACAACATTGGGGGCTGCCTGTGTCATAGTCCCGCCAATTTTCATGCTTACCCAGGAATCAATATGTGCTAAAGCAACAGCACAATGGTCATGTTTCTGGGCAAGGTCGACATGCACAAAATATTCAACATCCTCTTGTGGCTGAAACCATTCTGAGAACCTACCATCTTGAGAAATACCAAACTGATTTTGATTGAAAGCCTTTTCAATCTTTTCACGGGATTTGAAGAAAGCATCTGTAGCCTCTGGTGGCATACAGGCAAAGCGTGACAGTGCATCTAATTGGTCTGTATAGAAGTCAACTGTAAAATCTTCGATCTTTCTAGTTGGATTAATCTCCCATGTAGGACGCTTTAAGGCAAATACTTTTGGAACGGTATAAGACTTAATATGGTCTTCTTCCCATTCAATTGTAAATTCATTTCCCTCTGTCCCGTCTGGAAGTTCAGGGTCAACTTTAAAAGTGTGCTCTCTGATAATTACTTCTCTATCTGCAACTAACTTATCATATGCTTGCTGAATATAGTCATTCTTAAAACGAGGGAATGAAAGTAGAATTAGTTTACCTACATCTGGAAAGCGGGAGTTAACTGATGCTCTATACATCTTATAGATTGCTCCTGCAGTTTTTGCTTGGTCATTACCTGATGTTGATTCAAGTTCAAAACCTGAAATCTCGTCAAGGATAACCATGATAACATTGTATCCCTCAAAAGCCTCTCGCTCAGAGTGACCTGAGTGAACTGTAATAGCCTTATCAAACTCAAAACTAGAAACCTTTGGGATATACTTTCCCTGGAACCACGGGGACTTTGAAATACGGGTAGCAAATCCCTTAAAGAAAACTCGCTTAGCCTGTTCTGCGTTAATAGCCACATTGATAATGTCAATAGCATCGCCTGGGGGCTTACCAAAATATTTTGCTGGATCCTTTAGGCATAGAAGTAAGTGTACGATATACGCACAAGCAATTGTTGATGTGTAGTCCTTTCCAGAACCTTTACCTAATTGAAGCACAACTTCATTACAGGTCTGCTTAAATCTTTTTGTCCCCTCGTCCTCTCCATATAACTGAACAAGGGTTTCTTTTCTGTATACCTGTGTCATGGCTTTAATCATAGTGTACTGATATTCAGATAAAGGAGGCAACCCAAGATAATGTTCATCAGTTACAAACTGTTCGATTGTCACGGGCTTTTCTTCGAATAGGTCACCAGCAAGGGCATCCATAAATTCGGAGAAATCAAAATTAGTCGACATCAACAGCCTCTAGTCTTCCAGTTACCTGTGAAAGACGCTTTGCTACTTCAAATTTACAATGGTCACAATCGCTGGTAACTTCTTTAAGAATACCTACAAGCACTTCCTGCTTACGCTCGTTCTCCATAAGTTGATCTGCCAACTCGTTATCTTCTAGCAATCCAGCCTTCTGAAGCATATCGATTCTTTTGGCTTCAACATCGGTAATTAGTTTGAGTGCCTGTGCCTTTGTTCTAAGTTCTGATGCTGCATCTGCTTGCTCAACGGTTTCCCAAGCACGATTAATAATCATAGCATAGTGCTGGTCTGCACCCGCTAGTGCTTCCTTAGCCCTCTCACGAACATGATTATCACTTTTGATAAGTGACTTCCATTCGTCAAGGAGTTCTAGGACTTCTGCTCTCTTCATTCCAAGAGCCTTAGAAATCTGTGATGGGTTACCACCCTTAAGGAGTTCTTCGACAACCTTATTCATGTTGTCGAATCGCTCAAATACTTCAATCTGTGACATCGTGCTTCTCTCTCCTGCTTCTCTTAGGGCGCAGGACACCCTTTAAATCATGTAGATAGAACGAACAATAGCGTCCTGTTCCGACTTCCATGCAGTCAATCCACTGAACATTCTTTTCTTTATTGTGAACCCACTTATGGAACTTATAAACCCCTCGTTGATTCTTAAACTTAAGACTCTCTCCTGGCTTAATAATATCTTTCTTAAAAACAAGTTCGTAGTAACAAAAGATATTTGGGTTAATATATTCGTTAGTACCGTCGTAAACAATTTCGGTCTTTTTCTTAGCCATTATTTACTACCTCTGCTATCTGTTCTGTAGAAACCGTTACCTTTAAATTGAACTCCGATTGGAGAAAAAACTCTGTTTAATTCACCCCCGCAATCGCAAAGTTCTGGATGCGGTTCGGAAATAGGCTTTTCAATCTCAAAGTGTTGTTCGCATTGCTTACACACAAATTCATACTTTGGCATTTATTCCCTTTCCAAGTATCTATTATACCATTATTACTTACTATTTTCCAGACGGTTAATCTCGTCTGTGATGTAGAAGATAGCCTTCTTCAAATCTTCGATGTGCTTATCTTCATTCTTGAGTCCCGCTCGCCAAAGGTACTTAATGGCATTGCCAATATTGTAGTTACGGTGGCGCACAATTTCAATGCACTCCACTCCTGATGGGTCACTTGTATAGTGGGCGGGATGATTTACCATGTCATTAGTTTTTGCCATGTGGCTTGCTCTCTCCTAAACTTGAATGAGTCACCTTAATGTACTCTGCTTCTTCCTGTAGTTCTTTGATGCTTGATGCACCTGAATATGACAGGGCGGAACGAATTCCACCAGTAAACTCATGTAGCATATCCACTAAATGTCCCTTATAAGGAATATTTGTGGCTACACCTTCAACTACTGATACGGAACCACGACCCTCATATTGAGCCTCTCGTGATGCCATACCTCTAAACTCTTTATATTGAGATCCATCTTCATTATACTTAATCTCACCTGGAGCCTCAAATGTTCCAGCCAATAATGAACCTACCATCACAGCATGAGCACCAGCAGCCAGAGCCTTTGCAGCATCTCCTGAATTTCTAATTCCACCATCTGCAACAATTGATGTGTCGGGGAACTTCATAGAACTGTTTACAATGTCCATGACTGAGGCTAATGTGGGCATTCCATGTCCTGTGACAATTCTTGTCGTACACATGCTTCCACCACCAATTCCGACTCTTACAGAATTTGCACCTGCCACAGCAAGTCTGGCAAATCCTTCAGCAGTTGACACATTTCCTGCCATGATATGAACATTCTTTCCAAATGCTTGTCGCAAATTTTTGACAGCATCTACAGCATATTTACTATGTCCATTTGCTGTATCGATAAGAAACATTCTTGCCCCACTATCATACAATGCTCCAGCACGCAACATATAATCGCCAGTTGCTCCAATAGCATATCCAGCAAATGCATTATATGCCTTGAGCATTCGTGCCTGAAATGTCTGTTCCTCAATTGTATTATATCTGTGGATAATTCCAAGACCGCCCTGTGCTCTCAAAGCCAGAGCCATTTCCCACTCACAGACGGTATCCATAGGTGCTGCAATGACTGGAATCTTCAGTCCAATTGCAGTATCTCCCCGTCCAATTGTTGTGGCTAGGGATACCTGGCTGCGAGACTCAATATTTGAGTGTTGGGGTACGAGCAGAATATCATCAAAGCACATCTGTACACTATTCTTATATTCCTTCATTAAATATCTCCAAACTTAGCAAGGAAGGTTCCTGTCTGGGGGAACAATTCATATTCTACAATATTTGAGAATGCTGCCAAGACCTGCTCCTCGTCCCAATCTTCTTTTACATGTACCTCGTAAGGATTACCATTAATAGCATCTTGATGCCAATGTACAATTGGTACTGAAATAATTGCATATCGTGCCTGTTGTGCAACCCGTCCCCAAAGTTCTACTGCATCTTCCTGTGACATATGCTCAAGAATATCCCCAAAGATGACTAGATCTGCCTCAAGGGATTCGACCTCACGAACATCCATATTAATTACTTCATCATATCTAGATGTTAAATTAAATTGATCTATATATGGCTTCCATGCCTCAATAGCGATAAGTTTTGCATCTGGTGCAACACGGCGAACAATATCGCCATAGATTCCAGCACCAGCACCCACATCAATAACTGTTTTGGGTTTTAGCCATGAAATTAATTCTTCCGCATATGGCTTATTCGTTGGGTCAGATACTCCCATTAATTTTAATCCTCGTTTCTACATCTTGAATTGTTGTATGCAATTCAGCAAGTCTTGTGTACTTATTGGCTGTTGGCTTTACAGTATAAGTATTAAATCTTTTTACATTTTTATTAAATACAAAGTAGTCTACTGGTTCTTGGAGACCATTATTCTTTATCTCTTCTAATGCTTTTTCCGCACCCTGCCGACTAACTGCATAACATGCTAGTGACCAATCCTGATAAGACCTGCAAATATTTTCATCTTGTATATCATGGACTACATTAAAGTTTTCAAACATATTATGATTAACATATGGACTAAAAAAATCCCAATCATCTGGAACAGAATCTAAATAGTTTTTTATGCCAATAGGACCGTTTTGGTCAAGAAAGCAGTCGTCTTCAAATAGGATTACACAATCATAATTTGATTGTAGGAGGTGCTTCCATGCGTTATAATTACTTGCCCATACCCCCAGCCAACCAATTTTCATTTCACCGTTTGACCTAAAGTATTTATTCTCTTCTAAAAAGTTTTTATAATTATCTTCATTTTCCATAAAGTTTATTGTGCCAGAATTTAATCTTTCATAATGTGCAGACATTAAATCATTAACCTGTAAGGCAATTCCCTCACGCTCACCCTTGGCACTATCAAGGTGGAAAACTTCATAAGAAATATTCACTTTGTCCACTTTCTTTGATTTTTAATCATACCATATTTTTCAAGTGCTCGCTGAATAGTCATATGACTACACTTAGCCTCTTCCGCCATTTCAACAATTGTTTTCTTTTCTATGACATAGCGTTTAGTTAGCCATGCCTTACTTTCATACAATTTCATTATCGCACCAAATTCTTTACAGCATACCAAGCAACACCTGCAGCATCAGCAACATTATCGCTACTTGTTTTTACTCCAAGTTCCGCCATAAAATCCATAGTTTTCTGCTTTCGCTGTTCTCTGATAGTTGACTTAATCCAATTATCAGACTTTCCTGGATTTTCTTTCTTAATCTGAGCCTTCTGAGCAGTAGTATAATTCTTATTTCCAATAAAAGATTGCCAAGTAATGGGATGAACCTCTACGACCTTAGCACCATTTTCTAGAAGTTCTCCCATAATTGTACCAAATGCATAAGCCATTTTCAAGCCCGTCTGTGCAGATCGAACCATTACTGCCGCTTCAATAGCAATAAAATCACAATTAAATCTTTCTTTCAATGCTCTAACTTTACGCTTGGCATCTAAAATTCTATCATAAATATCTCCACCAGTAAAAAATATTTCTCCATATTCAACTGGCTTATCACCGTCAAAAATACAATAAGCCATGCTATTAGTACTGGCATCAATGCCCATTATTTTTTTAGCATCAGTCTTTAATAGTTTAGCGATTGACAATTCCCAAATCCTTAAAGATACTATTCCTAATTTTTGCTTCAGCCTTTGCTTCACATTTAGAACACATATCATTTTCGTTATATCTACTTAATGGTGTTTTACATCCAGATGTCTTGCAGATTCTAGATTTACCTGCTAGACGAGCCTTCTTATCATAATACTTTTGCTTAATTTTAATATTAGTAGCAATTCGGCAGCATTCATCAGAACAATATTTCTGATTATGAGTGCGTGGCTCAAATTTATTATCACATTCATCATATGCACAAATCACTTGGGAGCCACCATCGCTTCGATTGTTACTACACCTTCATCCATTTCTTTCCAGCACTGCTTCTTTACTGGACAGTTTTTACATGCCCATTGCGTTTTGGTAAAAGATCTGGTAGGTAATGTATCTTCCTCATAAGCCTTATATACTTCACGCATCCAGTCGAACACATCATCAATAATTTTCTTATGACGAGCATTCATATTGACTGGAATAATACAGATTTCCTGGGTATTCTTATTTTCATACATAAGGAAACCTTCATCTACATTTTCTATCTTCATATATGTAAGAATCTGTAGCAGATGATTACCATTAGCGGTCATAGATGCTTGCTTAAGTAAAAACTTTTCTTCATTGGCAGTTTTAATTTCACCAATAACTTCCTTACCTTCCCAATCAAGAACAAGGTCGGCAAAGCCCCGAATAGGTGGGTCTTCAGAAAGAATCTCTCTTTCCTTTTCTTTTAAAACTCCAGTCTTTTCGATAATTGTCTCAAGGCGTGTGTGTGCGTATGTACCATTAAGCATGTTTGCAATTGCCATAGCATCATTATTATCCTCAAAGTCTGCGCCATTAAAAGCAATAAACCAGTATCTTGGACAATTACCATGACCATATCCAACAGTTGAGGGGCTGAATGTTTTCTTTAGCGTACCTGTTCCATCACGCTTTGTAGATTCATATGCAGTCTCAACCATTCCCGCAAATTTATTATAATCAAATCCATCAAACTTCTTAAACTTAAGTTGACTTACAATTGTTCTTCCCACTATGCTCCAAACCTCGCTCCATATTTAAGTGCATCAACCAACTTGTCTATGGCTGCATTTGCAGAGTAATATACATTCTTTTTCTTAGATGCCTCTGTGCCTTTTTCAAATGTTGTATAGTATCTTGACATCATGGCAAATTTTGCACTTAACGCCTGTAACTTAATAATCAATTCTGGAGTCTTTGCTGCAGGAACATCTGGCTTCATAATCAACTTTACTATAAGGTCAAGTGCTAGGTCAAGGTCTTCATCCTGCATGAATTCTGAGATAGAGTTTATCTCACTAACTTCACTAACACTCTCTAAGATTGTTTCTGCCATGCTTCCACCAATTCTTCTAGTAATGCCCACTCAATTACGGCTAGGCGGGTCTTGCTATTATCTTTTCCCAATATCAATTTAAGTACTGGATACTTATTCCTATCCACCTTAAAAGTGTCCGTACACACTTTTGCCCAAATGTCTGGGGTGATGGAGATAGACTTTTCATATTCTTTGTAATCAACCACAAACCCATTCCAAGTGGAATCACCTTTTTGATATTGACCACGACCACTGTTTTTCTGTAACTTTGCTCCGTCACGCTTTGCTTCACTTCTTTCTGACACTATAATGTCACCTGAGATCTATGTCCCTCTGTACAATACCAGATAAGAATTCCTTCTTCTTCATTAAAATATGCCTTGTTTACATTCTCAAGACATTCTTGACAAGAGTATCCACCGTCCACTTCTTGCAACAACTCCTCTTCCTTACGCTTTCCTTTACCAAGGAAGTCCTCTAGACTACTTGGCATAAATTTTTTCCTTTAGTTTTTCAACTACATCTAGATTCTCTCTAAGATAATCTACAGCCTTTGCACGACCCTGAAAACGCTCTTCTTCGATTGTATACCATGAACCACCACGCTGTACAATACCCATCATTTCAGCGACATCTAGTACTTCTGCTACTGTGTCCACCCCTGGCTGCTCGCTCTGATAGTAAAAATCGTATTGTCCAGAGAGATTGGGTGGTCCGAGTTTGTTATAATCAATAATCCAGTTAACTGGTCGTCCGACTTTCTGTTCAATAAGTTTGTCGCCCACCTTAACATTAGCCTTGATAGCATTAGCCTCAGCCTCGCTAGACCAGAGTTTGACGATGGTAGAAGAGAAGAACTTAACTGCCATGCCACCTGTTGGGATGTGACTGGCGTGCATTGACCCGAACTGATTACGCTGCTGTGAGATGAGTACCAAGAGAGTGTTCTTATTGGCATAATTAAGCATTTTGACTGCATGTGTCATATCCTTTGCTTCTGCACCAATTTGCTTGGTGTCTTGTAGATGCTTTAATTCCTCGCCGTCTTTCTCAAAATAGATAGCGGGTAATAGTGCTGAGATAGAATCAACAACAATGATATCTACCCCTGCTTCCATGAGTTGAACAGCAACATCAACCATGTCATTAATTGTTTTTGCTGGAGAATAGATAAGTTCAGAAGAATTTACTCCCAACTTCTCTGCCCATGAAGCACTATATGATGCTTCAGAATCAATCCAGGCACAGGTCTTTCCATCCTTCTGTGCTGCAGCAATCATTTGTAAACAGAATGATGACTTACCTGCTGATTTGTTTCCCCAGATAAGAATCTGGCGACCATAACCTAAACCGCCATTAAGAGCGAGGTTTAGTCCGATGCTGGGGGTTTGCTGTTTTTGAGCGTCCACCTCTTGTGCTAGTTGTACCCTTGCTCTGGTTTTTGGATCCAGTTTTGCCAGAATCTCTTCTGCTACCATTGTCATATAAACTCTTTTCTAATTCCCAAGCAAGTTCTTTAATTTGCTTTCTTCGACTTGCATTTATTCTTCCTATAAGATGAAGTATTTCTTCCTCATCTCTACTTCTTATTACAAGGAGGATTTCTCCATCCGTCCCGTGTAGAACATATCCATCCATTATCCAGCAACGCCGTGGAGTCGTGGGCGGCTAGTATTAAACTTTGCCTTATCCTTTAGTGTTTGGTCAAGGGAGTCCTGAACATCACCATTAATACGCATTCCTGCATATAGGTCAAACACACGAATAAGGATATCTGCTAATTCTTCAACAACCTTATCCTGCCCTTTGTCCTTACGCAATGCTTCCAAAACCTCAGTTACTTCTGAGTGAATCATTGCTAACTGCTTTGAATAAAATACAAAGCGGTCATCCTTATGCATTCTATGGAATGGATCCCAGAAACCCTTCTCTAGGGCTGTCTCATGCAGATTCTTCGATAGTTTGTCCAGATTCATCTTCGTTCTCCAATTCTACTAATTCTAAAATAAGTGTTCTTCTATCCTCATCATATGACAAGGAGATATTTTTATCGCTGAAATCTGCTAGAACTACATCCATTGGTAGTTCTAGATGGTTATTATTAACCAATACAGCGGTAGCCAAAATATTCATAAAACTGACATTTGTCAACTCTTCTTCTGTTGGCTGTTCACTCATAGTACATTCCTAACTGTAATAGTTCCATCGTCCAGTTTTCCTAACTGAACATCTGATATTCCACCAGCCTTCATTTTACCAAGAGCCTTGGTATACATGGCTGGGAATACAATGGCTCGTGTCATTTCTTTCTTATCATCGCTAAGGATAACATGTGCCATCATTTTGTTTGCCTTTGTCTTGTAGTGTGTAAAGTCAACTACATAATATTCGCCAGAACCGCTGAGAATTTCATCAGCATATAGATAGTCAATAAAGGGATCTGGCTTTCTATTAACTACATCCTCTATTGTAACATATCTATGAATTCTATTGTCGCCTACGAGGAAGAAATACATGTTGCCAGTCTCAATCTGTGTATTCTCATTATGGAAAATACCAATAGAGCCTGTATCATCTACGAGTTCTACTCGTGACCAACCTGTACCCTTTTTAATTGACTTAACCATAGCCATAAGGACGAAACATCCCTCTTCAATAAATTCTTCTAGAGGTGATACCTGCGCCTTAATCTTTGGCTCCAGTCCAGCAACATCAAATCGTGGGATATCTAGATATTCATAATAATTCTCAGATTCTTTTCCACTTCTGGGATTATCATCAAATGCTGCTGCTCCAATAGAATTCAGGGCATCGATAGCACGGCTATTAATACCACTACCCTTTACAGCAGATACTTCCCTTAAATGCTCAAATGATTTAAATGGTGCATTCTCAATAATCTTTTGACCGATATTCTCAGAGATAAATTTGATATTGGCTAAACCAAATCGAATACTGTTTCCCTGAATTGTAAAATCAAGGTCTGATTCATTGACATGGGGAAGAAGAACCTTTATTCCAAGTCTCTTTGCTTCCAGTAGATATTCTGTTCTGGTGTCTTTGTTACCCTCGTTCTTGAGGAGAGCAAATACAAATTCAGTCGGATAATAATGCTTAAGCCAAGCAGTCCAATAGCCGAGCATAGAATAAGCAACAGCGTGACTGCGGTTAAAGGAATACCCAGCATGAGCCTCAAAGTCGTGCCAAAGGTGTTCGGCAGCCTCTTTAGTAATATGCTTAGTCGCACCCTCAACGAATTTATCTCTGTATGCATCAAACTCTCTCGCATCCTTTTTCTTTCCAATAATCTTACGGACTTTATCTGCTTCTGCCCAAGTCATTCCGCCAAGATGTACACAGGCTTGCATAACCTGTTCTTGATAAATGATAACACCATAAGTGTTCTTAGTGAAATCCTGCATGATTGGATGAACATATTCAACCATTTCAGAACCATTCTTACGAGCAATATATGCTGCACCTACGGTATTCATAGCACCTGGACGAACAAGGGCATTTGATGCTGCTAAGTCCTCAAAGGAGTCTACACCCATTTTAATCAGAAGATTTGTGTATGGGGTTGCTTCAGCCTGAAATACGCCCTTGGTAAAACCGTTAGAAAGATCTTTATAAATCTTCTTATCGTCTAGTGGAATCTCTTTTAGTTTAATCTTTAGATTATGACGCTCTTCAATCATTGTCATTGTATCCTGAATTACTGATAGAGTCTTTAATCCGAGGACATCAAGTTTAATTAGACCGATATCTGCCGCTTGGTCCATATCATATCCAATTGCTGGAATACGACCAGATACCTTATCGGATGGGTCAGAGCGTGTTTCAATTGGAGCAAAGTCAGCAATTGGCTTATTTGCAACAACTACACCTGCGGCGTGAATACCAACACCACGAATACGACCACGCAACTTATTTGCATAATCTACAACCTCTGGATATTTTTCACGAAACCATGCAGCATTTGGATTAACTTCAAAATCCTCAAATGTTTCAATACCCTTGAGAGCCTTGTTTACTTCTCCAAGCGGAATCCCAAATACACGAGCAACATCTCGTACAACTCCCTTATCCTTGAAATACTGATAAGTTGAAATCGATGCAACATTCTTAAACTTCTTTCTGAGGTAATCCTTTACCTCTCCACGCCGTCTATCCATGAAGTCGGTATCAATATCAGGGAAGTCATTACGCTCTGGATTAATAAATCGGAAAAACAGTAGGTCATACTGAATTGGGTCAACTTCTGTAATGCCAAGTAGGTAACACACAAGTGAACCTGCAGCGGAACCACGACCTGGACCAACAAAGATATTGTTATCCTTAGCCCAGTTAATCATATCAGATACAACTAGAAAATATGATGAGAAGTCCTTGGACTTAATAACATCAAGTTCTTCTTTTAGTCTACTGATGTACTGTTCAGTTTCCAGCCCCTTTGATGTTAATGCGTATCCACACATTTCTTCAAGTTGCTTGTGTGCATCTTTCTTAGGCTTAGGAAGTAGTGATAGACCCTCATAATAATCGTAGTCGCCAATCTTGTCGGCAATCTCTAAAGTATTCTCATAGATATCTGTACGAGTAATTCCAGCCTTTTCATACCATGCCGCAACATCTGTACGATTCTGAAGATATACATCAATCTCTTCAAAAGAGATCGGACGGTCAGGATATAGGTCATTGAATCTGGCGAAGATATCGCCCTTTTTCTTAGCCTTTTCGTAATCAGTTTCCTTATTTACATTTGGCTTAGTTGAAAGAATAAGTAGTGTTTCCTCAAGAGCCTTCTGGTCTTGGGTAGCATAATGACAGTCTGATGTTGTGACTGATTTAATTCCAAGCCTATCCGCCAAATCTAGGAGTTTAGTATTAACCTCAACTGGATTATGTGGCTGAACTTCCATATAAAAGTCACCATTAAAACGCTTCTGAAACCAGCGTGCAAGTTCTTCTGCCCTATCGTCCTGTCCACGCTCAAACGCCTTACAGATAAGTCCATTTAGGCAGCCAGAAAGAATAATAAGGTCATCACCATATTCGTCAAGGACTTCTAGGTCAATTCGTGGCTTGCGGTAATATCCCTCTGTCCATGCAATTTCAGATAAACGCTGTAGGTTCTTTAGACCATTCTGATTCTTTGCAAGAATAATGATATGGTTGAATACCTGTGTGTTGTCATCACGGCTCTTAACATCACGCTTGTCGAAGCGGTCTGTTTCTGAAATATAAGCCTCTAATCCAAGGATGGGCTTGATACCCATTTCCTTGGATGCCTTTTGCAGGTCTCTATGACCTGATAGAGTTCCGTGGTCAGTAATTGCTACCGCTGTTTGACCCAAATCCTTAGCGGCTTGCATCAACTCTTCTGGTGAGCATAGACCGTCCATAAGGCTATAATGACTATGTACATGAAGATGTACTAAATCTGACAAGATTGTCTCCTAAAGTAGACTAGGGGTGGCTGTTTCCAACCACCCCTAGTATAACAAATACTTACCACTCTACGCTAGAGGAAGTTGCTGATTCTTCTGAATCATCTGATGTATGTCCAAAGTAGAACGCTTCCTGCTCTGCGTAAGGAACATCACGAACTGCGACCTTCTCAAGGTCAAAGAGTTCAACGCTATCAAAATCGATAGGCTTCATATCCTTAGTTGGGAGTGGAATGATACTATAGTTTGTATCTGTCTTCTCACCTGTGCGCTTCAAACGCCATGTGACATTACTGATAGCACCTGTCTCACCAGCATACTGAATGATTTCTGGTGTAGCAGACTTTGGTCCACCACCCTGTGAGAAGATAGCGACATAGGGATCTTCCTTGCCGTCGTCTACTAGCACATTCATGTAGAGTCGTGAACGACCCTTCCAGCCAGCCTTCATATCCTTTCGGTGCATCTCGCAGCCGAAGCAGCGACCCTGGTCATCAGCAGAGCAAAGTGCCTTGCGGCGGTAATCCTTTGGGTTTGTATGCTCAACTGCAATGAACCCTAGACCACCCTTCTCGTTATACTCTGGTGAGTCTGGGTCTAGTTCCTGCAGGAACCGAATCTTAACGCTTTCGCCGTCAGCCAACTTGAGCCAACGACCCTTGCCACCCTCTGATGATTGTGGCTTATCTAGTGCTGCATTTAGTGCAGCCAGACCTGTAATAATTGCCATGTATATCTCCTAATGTATTGGGCTATAGAATGCCCATCTGTATTCTATTATAGCACTTTTACTTAATGCCGTCAAGGGCATTTAAGTATTCAAAATGTGTTACTGCATTATCAATGCATTGACGAATTTCTTCATTTGTCATGTCACCAATATCCTTGGCTCCATGAGGATATATTACACCATTATCATATGATGCCCAAAGAATATCCTTATTCTTTAGTTTGTAGGCAATTTCTCTGCCTAACTTTCTACCAGCCTCATCTGCATCAGTTGCAATAATAATTCTGGATGAAAACTTATTTAGATTGTCAATATTCTCATTAGAAAGATGACCACCAAGTGTCGCTACCGCATTTGGAAATCCTGCCTCATAGAATCGAATGGCATCAAATGATGACTCTACTATGATAATGGTTCCACCCTCACGCTTAGCACGATGTAGATTAAACATGGTTTTGCTGCGTGGAAGGTGAGTAGAATTCTTAAATGATTTACCCTCAATTGATCTTCCAACTAATCCGACTGGCATTCCATCTGGAGAGTGAATAGGTACAATGACCATATCCTGAGCCTTGGAATATCCTAATTTAAAATGGTCGATACTCTTTTGAGTAATACCCCTTGACTCAAAGTATGCTATGGAGCGTTCGTCGATAGAGTTATATAGTTCATCTAGTTTATCCTGGGAAAACTCTTCAAACTCTGGCTTATCCTCTAAAAGTTCTGCTAATTCGCTCTCAAAGTTTGCTGCAGATTCCTGTTGCATAGAAATAATAAATCGAAGTGCTTCATAGTCATTACGCTGTGAAAGTTCTTTGACTAATTCTACAATAGTTCCGCTAACACCACAAGATGGGTTGAAACAAATGTACAGCCCCTTGGTATGACTTACAGAAAAAGATGGAGTATTTCTATTTCCATGAAATGGACATAGACATAGGAAGTCATTTGATGTTTCGCTAACTACGCTAATTCCGAGCGAGCGAATCATAGCCCTCATATGGGACTGACTATAGGTTTCCAAAATCATTTTATTCTTTCTCTATAAACTGTTGCCCAGAGAATCCGATTATCTTCTGAGCCTTTTTCTTTCCGACATAAACGCCGTACATATAGATTGAAAAATTGTAACTATCTAGTTTAATATTATATGATGTAAAAAATTGAATGTCAAGGTCAAGAACAGGTACATATCCTGCAATTCTCATCTCATCTTCAAGTAGTTTTGAATAATACTGCTTTTTGCCATATAGGTGAGCATCATCAAATATTACCCCATCAAAACCGAACTTTTTGATATTCCTTGCCATATTCAGTTCTACCTACAATTCTTAGTTGTAGATTCAATTATACCGTTTTATAAGGGATTTTCATAAATCTCTTTGACGATACCACGGTCAATATCCCAATCTAGAAAGAATCCAAACTCTGTACCATGACGATTCTTTCGTGATACAATTTCAATAATATTGGTATCTGGAGTACGATGAACTGCGAATGCCATATCAGCATCGTATTCAATCGCCTTAGACCATGCAACCTGTGAAAGCATTGGTGGACCATCCTGATTTGAAATATCGTCCATAGTTGCAGCAGTAATATCAATAACAGGAATGTTATTGCGAACTGCAAGATTCTTAAACTCACGAGAGATATTCATATTACGCTCTGTTGGAGCCTTGGAATTGTTACTGTCTGTGAACAACTGGTGATAATCAAGAATAACTAGATCGGGTTTATGCTGGTCAATCTTAGCCTGAATGGTTGTAGGAGTAACATTACCTGACCCCTCGTTAGAAACTAGAATGAAGTTATTTGTATCTGTAAACTTTTTCTTACCCCATGCATCGAAATCATCCATGTTGATATTTCCACGAGAAAAATCAGAAGCACGGAATAAACCTGAACCCAGCATAGTATAAATACGGTCACGCATATTTTCTGGAGTCATTTCCAAGGATACAATCATTGGCTTAAATCCCTGTTCCCACGCCTTACAAGCAAGGTAGGATGTGAACCATGTCTTACCACGACCTGCCCAACCAATAGCAACAATAAGATGCCCTGGAGCCATTCCTGTAGGGTATGCTAAATCTAGAGCCTTAATGCCAGTAGAAATACCTGGAGAACCGCCCATTTCCCTAGAACGCTCACGAAGAGCGATAAGGTGCTTCTCTGCATTTTGATAGTCGGTAACATCAAGGTCACGGACTGCTGTAGTTAGTTTTGCCAAGGTAGCAATTTCAGACTGCATTTCTGATAGGACTCGTGCAGGTGCATTTCCTTTAAGACTATTGCCAGACTTAAGTAGTAGATTTCTAATCTTTGAGGATAGATATTCACTACGAAGTTGGTCAAGGTAATATTCTGTCTCACCCTTAGTTACTTGTGGTTCAAAATCCTTAAACTTTTCCTGAAGAACTGATGCATCTGGAACAGCCTTAAACTTGTAATAGTAAGACTTTAGACCTTCCCAAACATCACGATGAGACTGAAAAAGATCGTCTACATTCTCCGCCATAAGCGTTGAAATGTCCTTGTTTGTACACACTGAATTAATCACTGCTGATTCGATGTTCATTCTCTTCCCTCTCTACCATTGCTTTTGTTTGCTGTCTAATTTTTTCTCGTCTGATTTTGTCTTCTTCTAGTGACTTCATTACTTCATCTAATTTGTCAAAGTTGTAGTAGAACCACTGTAGCGGATGACCAGCCTTTGTAGTTGAGAAGTAATAGTCTAGAAGTTCCTTGGCACGCTCATATCCAACAGATTCTGCAACATCAACCATAGCCCACTTTTCACGGTATTGATTTACTGTTGGAGTTCTATTGTATTTATCTGCATATAAAGAAATATAATATTTTACTAGAGCGTGACCATACTTATTTGCGTTATTATCGTTTGCCATTATTTAGTTCCTCTGTAACCTGCGTAACCTTTTCAACTAGTTTGTTTTCTACAAAACCATATACTCTTTCGGTTGCTGCATCTACAGATTCACCCTGTCGAACAAAGTCTTCGACTGAAATTCCAATGCGTAGGGACTCATAATTCCCTAGATTTTTTGTATAGTGCAGGTCTATTCGCACATGTGTACTATCACTCATCTTCATCTTCTTCCTCTGTAGGACTAAATCCTAACATAACTGAACCCTTTTTGTCAATATCTTTCATTCGACCTGCTAAAACTGCCCATCGCTCTGCAATTAAAACAAGAGCCTCAACATCCCTATTTTGTTTTGCGAGACCCTTTGCAATTCTAAGTGAATCAACACATTGTTCAATGGATAAATCCATTACCTCTTTATGAAAATCGTTCATACTCTACCATTCTGGTTGTTTCCAAACAGGGCTAAATTCACCCTGTTCAGTTTTAATATATAACACTGTTTCGTGTCTAAGCATTGCTTCAAGTTCCGCTTTTGTGGGAAGATTTGAGATTACTGGCTTACCATCATTTCTTGGTCGCCCACGACTAACTGTTAATAAAAATGCGTGCATCTCACGAACATCATCCTCACTCATATAGTATACCCCAGGGGCTTTTCTTTCGTCAATACTATATGTTTTTTGAACAGGTCTGACTGCACCGCTCTTAATATAATTTTTAAGAATAGTCGGATGTCTATTTAAAATCTTAGATACATTTGTAATAGAATAAGCGTGTTGCATATCATTCTGAATACTACTCCAGACATATGCTACACGCTTTCCCTGTGGATAATTCCAGGCTATGACTAAATCTTCACCTCGTGATAAACGAAGTATTTTATGAAGTTCTGCATTGGCAAAGAAGTACCTTACTCTTTGCTTCTTGCCTTTTCTTCTCTTAGCCATTTACCAAATTCACTATCTTTTTCTATGAACCACTCTCTACTACAATTAATACAGACTAATTCTATGAAGGGATCATGGGGGGAAAGGTTTTCAATAAACACTCGCCCCCCACAATCACTACAACTCATGTTAAGCCTTTGGAGTCTTCTTGACTGCTGGCTTCTTTGTTGCGGTAGCCTTCTTCTTTACTACCTTCTTTGCAACTTCCTCAGCACCATCTGCCATTTTTGCAACATTCTTTTCATTCTTTGATGAAAAGAAGTTGAATGACTCTAGTGTACCATTTAGGCTGGAATTCTTAAGAATACCAACATAAACAATCTGTGCTGCTGTAAATGTTGCAACAATGGTGTTAGCGATATTGTCAACGCTTAGGGTCTGACCCTGAACAATAACCATACCAAATCCACCTAGTACGCTCATGACAAGTGCGAGAACACTTCTCTGAGTCTTAGTTAGATTTACTGTCTTGAACAGCGATGTTAGTACGCTGACAATGATACCAGTAATTGCTACTGTAACCAATTCCATTTTTTCTCCTTATACTTGGAATTTCTTACCGTCAACTACACAGGTATAATCCCGTGTAATTTGAATCAACTGCATGTGAGGATATCCATCCACAACATGTGCAATTGCAAAACCTGCTTGCCAATTCTTTTGAAGCGAATAGTCCATTAGATTTGGGTCGCACAGATGTCCAATTTCATATCCCCGAAGTTCCTGACCAGTTAGGTCGTAGGTCTGGTAATATGCACCCATACGGTGTGAGTGTCCACGCACTAGTGATACGCCGAAGTTATTAACATCGTTGCGTACAGATTCTCCTGCGTGCTTGGAGATAGATTCGCCGTGGTGAGCATACATGTCACCAAAACGCTTTACTGGTGGCTGACTATAATAATGCCACTCAAATCCTGCATTCTTATAGTCATACAATGACTCTGGACTTACATAATCCAAAAATGCTGGAGCCTTCTTAGCAAGGTAGTCTCCGTGTCGTGTCCAGCCATGATTTCCATCGTGGAAATGCTTATCTGCCTTTGGAACTATCTTATTAATTTCATGAAGGAAATCTCGTGTACCCTTGACACCGCCGTCCTCTAGAGATACGCTAAACTCTGCTGGATATTCTGCTGCCCATCGGGAAGTAGAATCAGCATCATCAATATCTCCAAGAAGGTCAACTGCATCTGGCTTCCAAGCCTTCATGACTTTTAGAAATAGTTCTACCTTGCGTGGATCATGACGAGGGAAATGTACATCCGATACCATCATCCATTTTAGGTCGTTCGTCAATGTTCTACCTTTCTTAGTAGTTACATCTAAGTATACAATTTATTTTTTGTATGTCAAGACCTGTGTGCTTTTTTATGCTGATATTCAGTGCAAGCAAACAGGTTCTCTATGCGATTATCTTTTTTATTACCATTAATATGGTGTACGGTTTCCCATTTTTCTAGGAACCGCCCTAGACTATTTTCTAGGATTAGGCGGTGTTCATAATACCAGCCTTTAAATGATTTAGGATGTTCTGGGACATAAACTAAAACATATCCTTCTGCACCGACTCTTCTCTTGCGATTATGAATCGGCGTAGATAACACTATGCAGCAGTCTTTCCTATTGCAATAATATTTATTGCTTCTCCAGTTGAACCAGTTGTAGTTCCATTGTAATATGTTACCTTTACGCTAACACTATCTTTTGTTACACTATTTACTGAACAAATATATTGATTACTCGCAGTATCTGGAGTTACAGTTACTACTGGAGGCTCTAGGAATGGTGCTTTAAAGGTATATGAAAATGTTCTATTATATAAATTTACTGGAAACCTTACCGCCTCAATAGCAGTTTGAGTTAAAGATAGTGGTACAGTATTTTGACTACCAGCAGCATAATACATCAAGTCTGATGAGCCACTTACCTGTGTGTCAATAGCCTTTACAGTTTCTTTTAGTGCTGTAATATCAGCATTCATATTGTCCATATCGGCAAGGGTGATGTACCCTCTTGAACCAAACATTCCCATTTATTTACCTCTATTATATTTTACCATGAAAGGAGTTAGAGAAGAATTACTTCTTCTCTTTCCCGCCCTCAAGTTCTGCAATACGAGCATCACGGGCTTCAATTTCCTGAATTGCCTGTGCCTTTAGTGATGCCATTTGTGTTTCATATTGGCTAGTAATCTGACCGATACGAGCCTGAAGTTCCTGAACTACCAGTTCAAGTGTCTTATCCTGTGACATTTCTGTCCTTTCTCTATTTTACTATTATACAATAACTATTTGTTATTTTCAAGGTAATCCCAGAATTCTGATATTCCACGATTATTTAATATTTGAAGATAGTCATACATTTTAGACTCTGTATCCACTTCTACAACTTCCATCTTAGTTCCAACATGATATATAGATATCATACCATTTTCTTTTATTATAGCCTCATACATTATTAAATACCTGCCACATCGAATATAACTCCCTCAAGCGATATGAATGCGCCAGTTCCACCATTTTTATAATTATATACTGATACTACTCCACCAGCACTAATATCAACTCTAGCCTCACCATTACCTCCCGCAATACATTGATAAATTTTGCTGTTTGCTGGTCTATATCCTGAAGGAAGTGTAAATATTGTTCCAGTTTTTGAAGTTGTTGCATTTTTAATAAGACCTTTAAGATGTACAGTTCCATCTGGATATAATCTATAAGAAGCGTATCCAAATGTACTTACTGCATAATTTGTCCAACTATTTTGAAATGAAACATTATGCCAAGTATCTCTTACTAAATATCCACCAGCAATTGTTGTTGGAACTGAAGAATTTAAAGGAATTGTTAATATTCCACCAATTGTTAATGCTCCAGTAAATGTTGCTAACTTAGTAGTAAAATCCATTCTACCATCAACTGCAGAAGTATTTCCTGCAACTAAATCTATTCTTGGGTTATTTGATGTTAAGGAATATTTTCCTCCAGAAATAGATGTTACTGATTGTCCAATATAACTTCCTGTGCCAGCCTGAACATATATTGAAGGATTAGTCATTAGATATGTATATGGCTCATAAGAAATATTTTTAATAAGAGATAAGCCTGAACTATTACCAATTACCTGTGGAGAGCCTCCAAGTTGTGCTACTACTACTGGAGGGGAATATGACCAAATTCCTGGCTTTGATGCATCTACCCCCCAAATTGTTCCACCTCCAGTACTTCCGTCAAAGTAGGATATGGATTGATCTGATATTGTTAGTTCATCAAATCCAATTGAAGTACTTGCAACTTTTGTTGTTGTTGCGGATATTGTTGCTGTTGATATATCTAGTCCTTGTGATAATGCTAGATTTAAATCTGTGTATGTAGTAGATGATGAAACTGAAGTTACATTTATTCTTTCAATAACATAGAATTGAGAATCAATTGCTATTGCTGTTGCTGTTACTCCAAGTTGTCCCCTCGTTAATCCTAATGTAAGTAAACCAGCACTAAATGATGCTGATGTAATTTTAGCATATTGAACTGCCGATGTGACAGAATCAATAATTTTTACATATGAGTTAACAGGAAAATATGAAAGCATTGTATTTGTTGTATCTCCATAAAGAACAACTGATGTTGCTGTATTTGTGTATGCAGCATTAGCATATCCATATCCATTTGGAGCAAAACTGTCTAGTGGTAAATCATATGAGCCAGTAGATGGAATTCCATCTACACTAGAATCAATTACTGCAGTTGTTGCAGATGTTGTAAGATATGCAGATAATGCGGTATATGTATATGCTGTAGGTGCTGCTGGATCTAAATTGATACTTTCTATAGCAAAACCATTATATATTGTATTAGCAACTGTGCCACTTTGCGCTCTACTGAATGTTATTGTTTTAGCAGTAGGAATTGATATTGTTGTAGTATAGATATATCCTGGAAGATTTAATGTAAAATCATTAGTATATTTAGCATTAGAGTATGCTGATGCTAAAATATCAAATTCTATATTATTTTTTGTTCTGGTAACAGTTGAATCTTGAACTAAATATTCATAATTTACTGTAGATATTGTTGTTCCAAGTAAAGAATCTTGATAATCATCAATGGTAAATGTTGTTGTCGTAGGTACTGTTTTTACATAAAATTGATATTCCATATTTTGACTGTCTAAAAGAATTATACTATCTCCAATAGCAAATCCGTGTGCGCTAGATGTGGTAACAACAGTAGATGATGGAGTTGTTCTTGATACACTAGAAACTGTATACTTAGGTGGTGTTCCATATTGTGATGTAACATATGCATATCCACCAGAAAAAGTTGGAAGAGTAATTGAACTGCTATTATATGAATTATAATAGTTTATAAGATTTGTTATTGATGAATCATAAAATGATTTTGATGATATTGCAGTTCCACTGTTTGACATACTTGATGAAGTAATTGTTGAAGTGGTATTTGAAGTATTTGTATAAGAAACAGTTATATCTTTTGTTGGATATGCAATCATTGTTTCAGTATTAAACTTACCACTAGATGAAACATTATATAGGGCAAAATCTGTATGGAATGATGATTTTCCAATTGTTAATGCTGTTCCATTATAAGAATAATATGCAGTAGTTCCATCTGGGTCAAGTCTGAATCCTGTTGATAAATATGTTGAGACTACTGTTGTCCATGAAAGAGAACCCATATATTTTTGACCATATGGGAATGATGGGAAAGAATATCCTGATGTAGTACCATCAAGAGTGGTGATTGATAACCCTGTACCTGCCGTCCATCCAGATGTACTTGAAGTATATGATGTATCTGATAAATTGACTTTATATTCAAAGGAGCCATTTTTTGCAACATTTAACTTAGAAACAGATTCTGCTCTAATTCCTACATAAGGATTAATATATACCTGAGATGCAGAGCCAGTTGTATCTCCAATAGTTAATCCAGTACCTTTCATTAAAGAAAGCCAGCCAGCCTCACCTGTTGGATATGATGTACCATTCCATGTTGAAAAGAATAGTCCAGCATCACCTAATGATTTTTTAGCAGTTACTCCTAATCCATATATTGGATCAATTTTAGTTTCTGTTGGTGGAGTATATCCACTTCCAACTGTAAATGCTGTATCTGAATTATCTGTAACAAATATTCCAGTATATGGACTTGCTGATGTTGTTGGATAAAATTTAAATCCACCAATTTTTCCAGAACCATCACTCTTTAATCTTAATGGAGAATTATTAAAAACTTCATTGCCCATCCAAAGTCCTGGCTCTGATTGCAAAACTGTTGTCATAGTTATTGCTGGGGATGATGTTATTGTTGGAGTATCATCTGATGTTATATTGATGTTGTTTTCTTCACCATAAATAATTATTACTGCTTTATTTGTAAGTAATGTTGAAGTTTGATAAGCATTTCCAAATCCATCGAATGCGTAGTCATATCTACCAGCATCTTGAATTGTCCATTTTAATGCTGGGTTTGCTGTTAAAAGCCCCCACATAGTTCCACTTACTCCACTAGTTGGAAGCAATATTAATTTAGAAATTAAATTACTTAAAAGAAGTGAATCTGAATAAGATATTCTTATATAGATACTTGAAAATCCAGAACCCTCACTATCTATAAGTATTTTATCAATTGTATATGTTGTAGGTGTTCCAGTTCCAGATACATTTGATAGACCAATAAATGAACTTCCTGTTCCTGAATAAATAGTTCCTGGTCCAATTGACCAACCAGTTGCTCCACCAATTTTTCCAGAATTTGCAGTAATATCTCCAACAATTTGAAGAGTTCCAGATTGTTCATTATATGAAAAATATTTAGATGTAGAACCAACATTTATTCTTGCATTATTATCTGCAAACCAATAATTTGTTGAATTAAGTTTTAATCCTACTCCATATACCCCATCAGTAGAATTTGATGAATTATATAAACCTACACCCATAGTATTTGCTGGAATTATTGGTGCTGCTGTTGTTGAATTTATATATCCTCTAAGTACGCCATTAACATTCAATGTTGCTGGGGCGGTTGGATCCCATGTTAGACCAGAACCAAGACTAAACTTGCCGCTCTGCTCTACATAAAAATTAGTATCGCTATTTCCCCAGTTTCCAGCACCAATGTATATTTTTGCTGTTCCTGTTCCAGCATAATAAAGAGATGTAGAGTCAATACTCCATCCGCCAATTTTTCCAGTTGTAGCAGTTACTTTACCAGCAATAGCAAATGTTGAGCCGTCCCATGTTACAGACTGCGTAGTTCCATTTCCAATTGAAAATAATCCTGATGAATACCAGTAATTTGTTGAATCTATAGATATTCCACTATTTGTTCCATTTACATTAGAACCAAATTTCATTCCGCCAGCAAGAAGTTGACCATTATCAGTCATAGTTGTTGTATATGAATTTGAAAGTGCATTTGAAAAATTTTGAGGAGATGTAAAAGTTACAGTTTCAGACCAAGCAGATGTTTGTCCATTATTACCGACAGTTCTAACTTGGATTGCATATTTTTTACCAGGAATAAGATTTGGAATACTAAGTGAACCCATTTATAACCCCAACACTAATTCATATTGAATTTCTAAACTGTCTCCTGCAGTTTTAATTACTGGTGATGAAAGAACTGTTCTACTGACTAGACCATCCATAGGATTAACTCCAGTAAATCTATCTATTTTTATAGCATCAAAAATAAGATTTCCAGTTGTACTTACCAAAATAGCGGATACATTGTAGTTAAAATTATTTGCAATAGTTAGTGTTGAGAGTTGAGCAGAAACAATTGTAAGTCCTGCTGCATAAGATTGTGATGGAATTGTCCATGTCATAGAGCCAGCACCATAACTTGCATTATTTTGATTATCATAAAATGTTACTGTGATAGCCTTACTTGTTTGAGTGGAACCAGTATTATTATATACGGCTAACTTAATTGTATCTGCTGGGTTATAAATTGATAAATCAATTCCAGAAAGAACGCCTGGTTTTTGTGGGGATGCTATTGTTCCTCCTAGCATCGTAGAACCAACACTTACTCCAAGAGAGTACGCTGCTACATATGATAAAGAAAGATTGGTTCCAGATGACCAGTATGAATTATTTACTGTAGTTCCCTCATCAAATTTTGTAATAATATCTGTTGAATATGTACCATTTGAAATAAAACTATTATTTGAAAACACTCCAACTTCATTAATTGTAGCAACTAAATCTGTATCTAGTGATGTTTTTAAAATTATTTTTCTTTGAGTAAAGGTAATTGTTCCAGAAACTGTTGCATGAGCATGTGATAATGTTACAGTTGTAGTAGTATTAGTACTTGATACGGCAGTAACAACTGAATTTATATCAATGTTTGTACCGCTAACTGCCATTCCAGAAACAATATAGGAAGATCCAATACTGGTTATTGTTCCTGCTGTAAGACCACTTGCTGCTAAAACTTTAATTGAAGTTGGACCAATGACTTCAGTAATTAAAGTATTTGTTCCAATATTTCCAGTACCATTAGTAGCATTAATTCTTGATCCAACTACCATTCCAGCAGTTGATGTTAATCCAGTAATAGTTGCAGTATTTGATGTTACTGTTCCAATTGTTCCTCCGCCAAATGAACCTGATGTTCCTGATGTTGGCAGTGTAATAACTAAGGAATATGAATCTGGAGCAGATGAATAAGTTGCAGTTGATGTCATAATATTAGGTGATTTAAGAAGAATAGAATTTCTTGCAACTTCAAAATCAAGTGCGGTATTTGTTATTGCTGGAGTTGTAGTTCCAATACCTACTCCCAAAGAGTTTGCCCAACTTGAAACAGATGATCCCAGAAACTTTAACATAATATCTTTTCCGATAGATGTTACAATGTTTTCTTTTTCAGCAACACATTTACCATTCTTAATAATTTTGTAAGAACCTAAAATCATTATACTACCTCTTTAACTGCAACTTCATAATTTACAGCACCATTAGCATCTGTAAATAAAACCTTAATTGTATTTGTAATTGTTCCATCTGCTCCCTTTACTGCTGTTGCATTTACTGTATCTACTGCAAGGGATGTTGGTGGAAGTACAGCAGACATCGTTACTGGGTCATATGTAGCAGCAGCGGAGGTTAGTGGTGGGTTATATGGAGAAATTGGAACACTTGCAATATCTTCAATTGTAAGCCCCTGTATAGTACCATCTGGAATATCAAGAATTGATGTATCCTGTTTAATTACATTTTGATAATCTGGATGATTTGGTCCAATGTTATATAATGGATTATCACGGGTAGCAATAATCTTTTCAGGACTCTGTACCGTAGACCTGTTTGTTACACTTCTATTTTTTTTGGGCTTATTTCTGTCAAACATATAAATATTATACCATTCTAGCCGTTTTTTAGGTAATTCTTCTTAATGTGAATGAAGAATTAAATCCATTACTATATGATGTATTTGCTTTTGTAACCATATAATAGTTATCTGAAACCGTGTTTGTTTTATAATATTTAACTTTAACCACATCTCCAATTGTTAAAAGCGGATTTCCAAAAGCCTCGATATCAAATGTGTTTCCAGAAACTATTGAACTATTAAGAATAATCGATGCAATATTTTCAGCATTTTCTTTACTCTGAATCCAGTCAGATGAAATTTGAATTTCGCTATCATTTGGAAGCATTCTATCTGACTCTGCTACATACTGTATCTCACCAGTTTTTTGAATAGCATTTCCATAAATTTTTGTTGAATTGAAATTTCCAGAACTTTGACCTGATAGCGGAATAAAACTTTCTCCAGCATTAAGATATAAGAATTTAGATTTAAATGATGTTGATACTACTGGAGATACTACAGACTGCTCTTCTGGAACTTGAACAATTTTTGTAATATCAGATGTTGCTGAATCTTTAAATTCATGAGAACCAGAAGTTACTAAGACTTTTTGATTATATCCTGGACCAGATGTTAAATCAACATCATAAATTTGCATTCCATATACAGAGGGGTTGATGCCAAAAAAATATGGTTCTGCCTTATTTATATTTGAATCTCCTTCATGAAGAATATTTACAAGGTCGACTGTTCTTGAAATTTTAGGGGAGACTGCAAAATCCCCATCTTGCCAAGCAGTTATGCTATCTATGTTAATTGGATTATTATTTCCATATACGCCAATTGCTAAAGACCTACCGCTTCTATTATATGCCGCCAATCCAGTTCTATTTAAATTATACTGTCTTGGATTTGGATCATTTCTTGTTGAGCCAGATGTATTGCTTGATGAAACTAAAACATCTTTATAGTACCATGAAATTTTTGAACCATCTATATAAACTTGAAGATTATTTGCACTATCAATATAAATATAAACATTTTTAAGTTTATTAGACTTATATGTTTTTACTGTTAAGGTTTTCTTTCTACCTCTAACTTTAGTTACTTTTTTAGTTGTTTGAACTTCACCAGCATCAAGTTTGAATGTTGATTTAGCAACAATTGTATTGCCGTAGTATAACCTTGTTTCATATGCAGATGTTGTTGCTGCAGTTGGAATATATAAATAATAGGATGAAGATGGATTTGAAGGATTATATCCAATTGGAATTATTACCACATCATCTGTTAATGCTGTATAGGAGATATTATTTTTATCTCTACTTGGTATATAAAATGTATAACTATAATTATTAAATGAATTAGAATCCTTTCCATCTAAATATGCTAATGTTGCTAAAGAAGAGTTTCCAATAAGAGACATATAAGAAACATTATCTCTTAATTCATATCCACATGTTGTAGCAACTGTTGCAGTTGTTGCTGCTGATGTAGCGGCAAGACTGACAGATGTGTTTACTTTTAATTCTGGATATGCATCTGTAATATTTGTAATATTACCTGGGGCTACATGGCTTCTTGCTTTTGTTCCAAACATTCCTCTTTCTACATTTAAAAGTTTTCCTGTATAAGCCCATTTAAAACTTGAGTTTTGTGGGCTGAGTCCACGAACTTTAGAAAGAACATATTGAAGATCTGCTTCATTTCTTACAATAGATGTCTGTGTAACTGGAACTATTGCCAAACCGCTGCCAGTTGTAGATGCGGTATTTGCTGTTATTGCAGTTGTAAGTGCTACTGTAAATGTTGATGGTGTAACTGCAGTAATTTGAACATTTACTTGATTAAGTGATGTTGGGGTAAGACCAATAATTGTTACATATTGTCCAATTGAAAAAGCATTATCACCAGTATAAGTAATTGAAGTTCCTAATGAATTTGCTAGAGCCTTTGTAATTCTTGCAGACAAAGGATATGTTATTTCTTGACCATTATATTTGATAATTTCTGTTCCAATGGCTGCATATCCGCTGTATGAAAGCCAGGACATTTCTGGTTCTGTATTCCATAAATTTTGATTTAAATAAATAAAATTATCTGAAGACTTCATTCCATCTCTAAGATTAGAAAATCCTACCCCATCTGATGCTCCTGCCTCCCACAAAATTTGTGTAGATGGAGTTTCTACTGTCTCAAATGTGGATGTATTACTCGCTGGATCAGTTGAATACTTTTTATAAATAGAGTTATAGTTTACAGTTACTTTCCCAATTCTATCATTTGCATTTTCTGTTAAAGATACAATATTTGGCTGTAATGAAGTTGTTTCGTCATATTTATCTGTAAATGTGAATACGGGAGTTGTCAATGATTTAGATTTATAATTTGTAAGATTAAACATTCCATATTCATCAAAATAACCAAGGTATCCGTATGGAAGTAAAAGTTCCTGAATATTCTCCCACATATTTTTTTGAGCATCTGTATAATATGCAAGCAGGGTCGCTGTTATAAGTGTCGGATTAATATCAAAACTGTTTGCCATGTAATCACTAAAACCATTTTGCTCAAATATTGTTTTAAGGCAATCTACTATAGTCAATGAAATAGTTGATGTATCTGTTGTAAGAAGAAGAGTATCTATTGTATTTTTTCTCTGCAAAATCTTGGAATAATCAAATAACTGAAGTTCTGTTTCATCTTCAGATATATTCCAAGACTCTACATATCCAGTAAATATTGGAATATTAGAATCTACCGTTGAACCACTAGAATCTAATAAATTATATTTTATCCTTGCTTTTACATTTTTATCAATTAGATTTAATTTACTAAATGGAGAAATTCCAGTTTTATCTGAAAAAATAGAAAATGTATTTCCATTAAATGTTCTAGTAATATTTTCTAATTTTAATGATGCAGAGTTTGCTGTGGCAAGTCCAACTGCGGTAGGAAGATTTCCGCTATCTGTTTCTTTGTCAACAGAATATTCAGTAATATATGAACTTACATCAACAATAAGTCGTGGGGATATTTCAAGAAATCTTACTGTTGGATCAAAATCTCTATTATCTGGATATACATTCATTTGTGCATCAGTTCCCAGAACTTTAGTTCCATATCCAATTCTATTGACAGTAAATGCAATACCGTCAATGGTTGTAGTTCCTGTTAATGAATAATCAGTTTCATTAATTGATGCTGTTCTTGCTGTTCCGTCCCAACCAGTTCCATTCCAAAAGAGAAGAAGAGATCCATTCTTATTCATAGTTCCAACTTTTCCATGATTTGTCCATGTATCAGTTGACGCTTTATATGTCCAAAGGCAGTAGTCTTGAATAGTGTTTTGATATTCTGGCATAACTGTTCCAAGACCACTATTAAGCATTTTAATTACAATTTTATTTGTAGTTAATGTTTTATCGTAATATGCAAATACACCAACTGGAACATCTTTAGCAGTCATTGAAGCGGCATAATATGAAAGAGAATTAAGTCCTGCAAGATATACAGGTGCAAGTGGGTTTGTGGCAGCAACTTTTTCATCTAAAGAAATTGATGTAAATGTTCCATTGATTTCTTGTTTTGTTGGAACTTTATATATAACACTAGATAGTGTTCTATCTAAATTTCTTTCTGCAACTTCTTCTCCTGGTCTAAATGGTCCAAATGTGTCTTCAATATCATAAATTTTTGAAATACCATATTCATATCTAGTAACCTCACAGATAGTAATATCTGATATTAATGCAGGAGATGTTGCATATGCCTTATTAGATTCATCTGATTGCCTACAAATACTCACATACACTTGAGTGGTTGCTGTACTAATTGGTCTGTAATTTAACTTTCTTAATTGCCATTGAATTGAATTCATGCTAAATGTTCTAGTCACTCCACCAACTTCAAACCCAGATGAATTAACTTCAATAAATTTAAGCATAATCCCATCTGAAGTATTGTCTGCTGCTTTTATAAAAAATGAAAGTTTATAAGATTGATTATATACTGCTGGAAAATGAAATAAAGATGTAAATGATGATGAAAGTGCAATTCCACTAGTAGTTGAACTCAATGATCTTGTTGAACCATAATTTAAAGAGTCATTTCTAATTGATGCTCTTTGTGACCATGTACCGTCTGCCGTAAGAACAACTAAATTTTTATTTGTTCCTAGTAATGTAGTTGAATTTTGTGCTGCACCAGCATTTACAGAATTTACAGTAGAGCCACAAATTCTAGGACGATTATAATTATTATGGTTCCATTCAAGTGTGGCTGTAGATGATACTCCTACTGATAATCCTTGTTTAATCAGATCTTGTGCTGCAGTATTTCCAAGCATTATGCTTCCTCAAAATCTATTGATGCATCCCAAAAGTCAACCCCGCCTAAACGCTTGTTAACTGTTGAATTAAAATCCTTAATAAAAACTGTATAGGTTGCGGTAGGTGACGGATTTGTTCCTTTAGCCTGAGTAACTACACTTGTTGTTCCTGCATATAAACTTAGTGTCATTGACTTTCCATAATTATTATTATAAAAATCTCTCAATGCCATTGCTCCAAGATATCCGTCTACTGTATGCGCTGAAAGACTTGGAAGCATTGTCCAACTTATTGAAAATGATTTTTTACTAGCAACAACATATTTTCTCATCAATGCATTTGCCATTCTTTTAGATGTTTCAAATCTTTCATTTGATTCTTGAACGGGACCACGATTATGGTCAGACAAATAATAATCTACTCCACCTACTGTTAATTTGATGAGTGCTGGTCTCCACATATTCATTGCCATTATATTCTCACCATAGCCCCATTCTTCTTCATCATAAGTTCAAGTTTCTTGATTGCTTGATCTGCTACTTCTTGTGCGTCTGCTCCAGAAATATTAAACACAGCATTAATGCTACTATTATTTGTAGAAACCATTCCGCCTTCTGCCATTTTTGCTGCAGAAGGAACAACATATCCACCACCTGCAAACGCCATTTTATTAATAGATTCTATCATAGGAACACCATATTTTGCAACTGCTGCTGCATTAAGAACATACTCTCCATTTGAAAGCATTGCTGGAATAGAATCTGATGATGTTGTTCCTGGTCCAGATACAAATCCTCCTGTTGCAAAACCAAGTTTATCTGCTGCAAGCATTAGTTTAACTTTTCCATCACCAGTCTTTAATAAAACTGTATTATGTTTTGAATCCATTGTTGGACTTATTTTCAAGTTTGCTGTAAGTTTCCATTGATTAATTTCTGCTGTAAGGGTTGACTTTAATGCTGCAAGCGAGTCCCTATACTGAGATGGATCAATTTTTCCTGCTGCTAAAGATTTTCTTAGTGCATCTACCTGTGTCTTATAAGCCTCTGTTTTTGTTGCCATTTCTTCTGAAGGCATTGTTTTCATAGTATTCCAGAGGTCTTGAGTGATGCCTTTTATATCTTTTGTATTATATCCTTGGTCTTTAAGCCATTGAACATATCCCTTTTTTCCAGAAATTGCTGGATTTTTCATAAAAGCATCATATGATTGTACTTGTTCTTTATTTATAGTAATTGAATCTAGAACGGCTTTATTCTTATCCTGAATAGCCTTTGTTAACTTGTCTTCAGTTATTGTTGAACCCTTAGAGTCTGAACTGCTAGACCCTCCGCCACCGCCTGATGACTTCTTTGCTTGCAAAGCATCAATTTGTTTTTGTAGAGCATCAATTTTTGCCTGGGCAGCATCTTCCTTTGCTGTACCAGAAACTTCAGCATTTCTTTGAGCCTCTTGTTGAGATATTTGCTGTCTTAATTCTGCAGCCTTAAGAAGATTTCCAGAAGCAAGTGCGTCTCTTAAGTCATTTTGAAGGGCAAGTTTTGATTTTTCAAAATCAAGTTCTTTCTTCTGAAGTTCAAGAGCCTTCTTTCTCTCATCTTCCTGCTTCTTAATAAGATCAATCTGTTTTTGAAGAGCCTTAATCTTTTTATCTTCAATAGAGTTTCCACCTCCACCGCCACCACCAGTAGAAGAACTAGTTGTTTTTTTCTCTAGTCTTTTTGCTAGTGCAGATGTTGCCGATGATGTCGCTGTACCAATTCCAGAACTTATTGATTTTTGATTAAGAAGTACTTGTACTTCAACAGTTGTCATTTTAGGAAGATTCTCTAAGGAACCTCCGAGTCCTTCAACTGCTGCTCTTAGATATAATAATTTTTCTGCTGGAGTTTTATCCTTTAATTGATCTAAAAGACTAGCAAGTTGCGGCTTGTCTTTTACAATATTTTGAAGTGTTCTATTTAATGTTTCTCCGCCAACTGTAGTATTTGAAAAATCTTCATTACTAAGTTGCTGAACGGTGTCGAGGAATGTTTGTAAATCAGTATTTGTAGATACCAAACTTTGGAATGATGCTGTCATTGCATCTGCTGTATTTTGAACCTGATGACTTAAGTCTCCACTGCTTGATACTGCTGGTTTTACATATTTATCTCCAGCATTTAATCCAGTAACTTCTAATGCACCTGTTACTGCTTGTGTTCCAGCAGATGGATTAACTTTACCATTTGTTCCATATAGGCTTCCAACATCAAAATTGGTTCTTGTAACACCAGCCTTTTCTAGATAGGCTGTTATTGCTGCCTGGACATCTTCTTTCTTAACCCCTGCAAGAGCCATAGCAGTTGCCTTTTGCCTAACAAGGTCATCAATTTTCTTTTGGTCTGTTCCTGCTTCTTTAAGTTTATCAACAAAGGCTTTCATTTCTGATGTATCTGCAGCCTCATCAATAGCCTTTTTAAATCTTTCTACAGCAGTTGTTGCTTCATCTGTCTTTGCATTAAAATCTGGAATAGAAGCAGTAATGTCTGGAATTGTTACTCCAAGTGCTTCAAGTTCTGACTTAGTTACACCCATTGAAGATCTTAGTCCAGCGGCTGCAATTTGTGCTTCCTTTTGAATATGCTTAAATCCAGCAACTACAAGAGGTGCTGCGGCTGCAACTGCCACAAGTGGACCAAGTAGTGCGCTACCTGCTCCTAGCATCATTGGCAATATCGATGCTGCCATACCACCTGCCATTAAAGATTGTCCCGCTGTTGCCACTCCTCTGTTTTCTGAAGCCATCATAAATCCACCAGCCATAGAAGCACCCATTCCAATTCCCATAACCCCTGCTTGAGATACTGGTCTTCCAAACATATTAATTTTGCCTTCGGGATATCTGTTTGCGAGTGTCTCTTGTCCTGGATGATGTGCTCTATATTCTGCTGTTTCAATAGATATTTCTCCAATTAACATATCTTCTGCATTAATTAATTGAACAATTGTATTTCCTTCAGCATTCTTCATTGTAACAATTTTTTGAGTGGCATTTATTTCTTCTTCTGTTACAGTTGCTAAAGCCTTATATAGATTTTGATATTGCTGAACTGGTAAAACTCCAGACAATTGTGAACGAATCATACTATTCATTAATGCTTGCTGTGATGAACTTAATGATGCAAAAGTTCCAGATTTAACTTTTGCTGCGGTTTCTTCAACTGCAGTAACTAAATCTTCTATTGCAATTGGTAATCCTGAAGCAACATCTGAAGCAATAATCATAATTTGCTGTAATCTTCCAATTGCCTCTGCTCCTGCACCAGTGGCTTTTTTTAGATTTTGTAATTCTGGAATTTCATCTTCAGCCCACTTTGCAAGTACTTCTCTAGTTGCAGCCTGTTTTTCTTCAAGCGTTACGCTTGTCGCAAGTGCTGCGGTTAGTTCTTTTTCTAAATTACTTTTTAGTGACAAATACTCAGCATCACTTGAAAGAATAAGATTTATTTCTTTTTGAAGTCTATCAGTAATTTCAACTTCTCTGGCAATTCTATCATGTATGTTAGTAATTTTTGATGCAGCCTTTAATTCTATTTCTGCAAGGGTTTGTCTTTCCTTTATTGTTTTTCCTAGATCGGACTCTGTATTTGCCATTGCAATTCTTGCAGCCTTCTTTTGAGATTCAACTGCAATCATTTGTTGCTCTGTTTTATATTGATTCTCTAGTGCTGCATGTACTTCTTCAAGGGTAACATGTGTGCCGCTTGCTGCTAGAAGCCTTTGAGTTTCAATTGCCACTATTTGTCTTTGTGTCTGTGCTTCCTTTTCATATCCAGAAAAAACTACAGTCATTTTATCGCCAACAGCACTGTTAATTTCTGTACGATATCTTTGTAGTCCAGCAACACCTACATTGCTAATATTTGTCTGCAGAGTAGTTCTAGAACCCTTAGATGTACCAGCATTAGGTCCAAATAATTGTAAATCTGCATTTGATTTAATTTGAGCAGATGGAACATAGTGAGATCTAACTATTCCTTTAAATGCTTTTGTACCCTCATGCATTAGTCCAATTTTTGTACTTCCTAAGTTGCTAGCCATATTGCTTGCAAGTACTGGATTTGATGCTGCTGCTACTGCAAGAGCCTCTAGTGCTGAAATTTGTTCTCTAATAGCCATTGTTACTGCTTCAATTGGTCCAATAGTACGATTCATCTGCTCGCCAAAAATCTCTTCAGCATTTGCAGCAGCGACTTCTTCTTCTGTTTGCAATCTAAATGATTCTTTTAATACTTTAAGCGGATTAACACCTTTTGTAATAATTCCCATGAAAAGAGATGTCATATTAGCACCAATCTTCATAAATGTGCCAAGGAGGTTACCCATCAAACCTGTAATCATAACTACTGGACCAGCAAGTAATGTTATCCCGCCAAATACCTTTAAGAATGATTTAACTGGACCTGGAAGATTTGCGAGGGTGTCTGCGAAGTGTGTTATTGTTTGAATAAGATCTGTAAAAATATTAAGAGCAGACTCACCAATTGGAAGTAAAGTATTTTTAAATGTTTCCATTGCAATTTTAAATCTACCTGATGCTGATTGTTGAATCTTCTTTGTCTGCGCATCTGCAATTCCAGCAAGGTCTGCTGCAGATAGCCCCATCATTTCAATAACTTTAGCAGACTGAGTTCCTGTTTTATTAAAGTTATCCATAAGTGCAGCCATACGAGCAAACTGGAACTTACCAAAAAGTTCTGCGATTGCTTGTTGACGCTTGAGTGATGGTAATTTATCTAATTCTTGCTGAAGCGTTGTAAGCATTCCTACTAGATTTCCAGCATTATCAGTAACAATTGATTTAATATCAATTCCAAACTGCTTTAATGTTGCTGATGTTTTTTCTGTAGGATTAATCAATCTACCCATAGAAGTTTTAATTGCGTTAGCCGCTTCACCAGCAGGAACTCCACCTTCTTTTAGTGCAGTCATAATTGCAACCATGTCTTTATATGAACCACCAAGCCCACGAATAACTGGACCAACTCTTGGAACTGCTTCAATAAGGTCAGCCATGCTAGTTGATGTTGCAGCCTGGGCAGCATTGAAGAAGTTTACTGCTTCAGTAAGACCATCTGTATTAAGTTTATATGCAGTCTGTAATGCAATTGTAGCCTTAATTGCCTCCTGCTTATCAGTTTCTCCAAGCACAACCATTCTTGATGCTTGTGCAGTTGATTCAAGTAGTTGCTTTCCTTCTAGACCTGCCGCTGCTAACTGTGCTGCCGTATCTGTTACTTCTGATGCAGAAATACCTAACTGCTTACCAAGGTCTTTTGCAAGTCCCATGACCTGTCCACGAATTGTGGAAATTTGAGCATCTGATGCTTGTTTTACTCCAACACCATATACTTTAGCCATATTAGTAAGATTTTTATCAACATCATAATAAAGTTTTGCAATTGCCGCTGAAGCCATTGTAATTGGCATAGTCAAGCCAGCGGTCAACTGACGACCTGACCACTGCATATTTTTACCCCAGTTAATAACTTGAGTAGCACCCTGTTTTAATGTTGCATTTTGTGCAACAAGTGCCTCTGTAAAAACTTTAGTTCTTGTTGCAGAATCTGATAAATCAACTTTATGCTGAGCGTAAACTCTAGCCATTCCATTGCCAAGATTTTGAATAATTGCCTGTTGCATAGCAACTTGACGCTGACCCAATTGATTATAAAGACTTGTTTCCTTGGAAACACTTTTTAATGCATTTCTATAATCTTGCCAGTTTGTTTTCCCCTTGGCTACTCTTTGACCTAAATGCTCTGCAGCAGTAGAAAGAGATACCATTTTTGAGGTAAATTGACCAGATGCCATCATTGAATTATGGAATGCATTTCCAAGTGCTGTAATTTCTTTAGCACTTAGAGATTTATTCATGGCTAATAAGCCAGCATTTGTAGATTTAATTTGTGCATCAAGAGCAGCGAGTTGGGTTTTTAATTGTCCAAAATCGCCTAGTGCTACTACATTTAATTCAATATTTGACAAGTATTATTCACCTTCTTGCTCATACCCTAGACCCATGCCAATTCCAAACTCTGCTTGACGGTCTTTGAGTGTAGCAATATCTTCCCTTTCTGAATCATCATCTAGATCAACCCCCTGCAATGCTGCAAAGAACTTTCTATCTTGACTTTTCTGTTCTCTAAAGGATTTTAAGGTAGCAAGTAATTCATCCATACTTAAACTATCTTCTAATTCTTCAAAGTTCTTCCAGTTACCTAGAAGAAAGATTTCGGCTTCCAGAGCAGCAATGTCTAATTCGTCCCAACGAGTGCTGCTCCCAGGAGATTTGGGTCAGATGCCTTTAATCCTCCTGCAACTTCTAAAATCTTCATGACTGTAGGAAGAGTTACAAGTTCTTCAATGTCTTCCTTTGTCTTATCAGAGAAGACCTTTGGATGTAGAGCCTTGAGGCAAAGAACACAGGCTTCCATGAATACATCCATCATATCTGTTTCGTCTTCTACATTTTCATTATTAATAACATCCATAAATCTGCGAAGAGCCTTAATTGGGAGCGGCTTAATAAGCACGGACTCCCCGTTTTCCAATTCTAATTCAAAAGTGTCGTAAACCTTAGTTGCCACTTTATCCTCCATTTTCACTAGTACAAAAATTATACCAAAGTAGTAAGTAAATACATAAAATTAGGGCTAGGAATAAATCCTAGCCCTAATTCAAATATTAAGTTATATTTAATTATGCGCCATAAACACGGTCAATAATCTTGCCGTATTCTGAACCGTCATAAGCATCATTGTCGTCTGGAAGACAACGGAATGTTACTGGGAATACTGTTGCATCTCCACGCTTTAGACCATGAGAAACTGTATCCATTGCTACGACACGACGAGCAATGTAGACACGCTCCTTCTTCTTGATAGAAGAAGCGTCAACGCTTGACTCTTCCCCACCTAGTTTTGCTGGGGCATTTCCAATTGCAACAATTGAACGCTCAACTGGAGCAGTACCTAAAGCACCACCTGAGATGTTTAGAGTTGCAGTTGAACTTGCACTTAAAACAGTTAGAGCACTTACAGTTGACTGAACTGATCCTGAGTATGTAATTACTGAATCTTCCTGTCCAAATGCTACCTGCATGTTCTCAAGTGTTGCCTCAGCAAGTGATGTCTTTAGATTAACCTTTAGACCCTGCTTGAATAGACGAGCAGCATCAAGTAGTTGGTCAACCATAACATCGCCGTAATCTGGTTCGTAAGATAGTTCAAGACCTTCTGTTGTGTAGCCCATTCCTCTCCAGTTTGTTGTGTCAGAAGCAAGTGTTGTTGCTGCTGGAGTTCCTGCTGAGAGTGATAAGTCTGCTGGACGCTTGCCCATCCTTGAAATCCAAAGATCTGCTGCACCAACGATGATATTCTTTACATTTGCCATTTTTTATTTTTCACCTACCTTTTTCAATGAATCTGGTATGGTTACTTCCTCAGAATAATAATACCAGATATCAATGTTAATACAAAGATTTTACATAAATCTGTTATGTGAATCTAACTCACGGGAGTATTTATAGGTAACTGTTACCTCTCCCATTTGCCTTCCGCCCTCTTCTTCATAGGGTGTAGGACTTTGAGCACCAGAAAGAGTGAATGTAAAAAACTTAAACTTTGATGTTGACAAATCTTGCCAAGCATTTATATCTGTTGCTGTCTCATCCATTCTTCTGAATAAATCTATCATAAATTGAGTTATCTCAATAATCTTTTGGAAATCTGAAGCAACAATAGTAAATACTAATCTTTCTTCACAAATCCACCATTGTTCGTCATATGAAGCAATATCATAATCATAAATGATATATGGCTTATTACCCATAAGATTGTTAAATTCTGGAACCTGTTGTGTTGGGATAATTGGTACAAGTGGGGCAGTGAAACCATCTGCAATATATTCATATGCAGAAAGAATATTTGCTTCCTTTAACTTATCCCAAAGAAAACCTCTTACTGCACCGAATGCTGTATCTGCGTAATTTGTCATTATAGCACCTTAATACCCTTTGCATATTGATCTGATACCTTTTTAATTGCAGTTGAAACATTTGGAGTACCAGTTTTATTTGCCTTTAAACTTCTTGCAACCTCTACCTCTAATTTTTTCAAATATCCTGATGACATTAATGCGGCAGAAACATTTGATGGATTTCTAAACCATTCCTTTGAATATTTTGTAAATGAACCCTTTACAAACTTTCCCCCAGGATTTCTAACTGATACATAGTATCCCCTAGGGATAAATTTTATTTTTCCATCTTTTCCTGGAAATGCTAGAGCCTTGGCATTCTTTGCTGAAATATGTACTGTTTTTCCACTTTCCATAATATCTGCTTTATTTTTAAATACATGTCCACCCTTAACTGATTTTCCATTTTTACCTGGACGGCGTAATTGTGGAGATACTGGAACTTCACTTCTGGAATTTAAAAACTTTGTACTAATAGTCAATCTTCCACCAGATACAGATGTTCTGTTTAATGTAAAAAGCCTTGCAGAATTTGAACCTACTTTATTCCATTCATAAATATGATGCATTGATTGTTTATTTGCTGCAGCATATCTATTAATCTGTCTGATAAATTCTTTTCCAACAATAACAAAGGCAGCCTTAGCAATTTGTTCACGATTATATGGGGTTATTATTGATGTGACCCCTTCAACCTTTAATTTTACTTCTCTTAATACTTCATCAAGGCTCTTTTTAGTTATTGTTATATTAGGCATTCTGAACCTGTACTCTTCTTAGATTTGACTCATAATAAAGAATATTTCCAAATGGGTCTAATCTTGGGTGATGTGATTCAATTTCAAAAATTGTTGCTGGTGAATCAATTTTATCCTGCTCTACAAAGAGAAGTTCTCCAGCACGATTTTTAATATTTGTAATTCTAAAACGCTTTGAAAGAAGATCTTTTGTTTTCATCTTAATCTTTTCCTCTTCCATATAAACAAATCCAAATTGTTTATTGTTGTCAGAAATAGATGCACCAGTTGTGGTAATAATATCTATATGGCAAATAATCTTCTTATTAAATACCCATTCACGATTAATTGTTCCATGAGTAGAATCCTGAGTTTGTTGCTGTGTATAGATATCGGCAGTCATATTAAGTAGTGCTAGTGATGCTCCACCATATCTGCCGCCATAAATAGAGCCATATACCAATTAAATCACCACAATACCAGTAATCTTGAATGGGTCAAGCAGGTCATCTGCTAGAAGGTTACCAGTTCCTGTAAATGCTGTGTCACGAAGTTCAACACTCATCTGTCCAGTATCAAATTTTCCAATATACTTCTGTCTCCATAGAGAATCATTATGTAGATTATCGCTAATGAGAAGTAGTGCTGCCTGACGAACTTCAGATGGGACATATTTATATCCGAATACTGCTTCTACTTTTAATCTAGACTTATTTGGAAATCTTAGTTTTTCACCACTCCAATATGCGCTTGGGGGAAGAACCATAATATCTGATTCAACATTAGTAATTCTAATACCCTGACCAGTTTCAGTTAGTTCAAGGGTGTACCCATACGCATTAAAGTTTGCATCAACATCATAAATTAATTCATCATCTTGCCATAACTTTGTAAATGATGTCATACGCTCTGGAAAGATTACAGTATCTGAACCATTTCCATATGAAGTTTGAGTTCCAGAATATTGACCAAATTTTCTACCAGTATAGTTATTAATTTGAAGTCTTGACATTCTTTCAGCAATTTTTAATTGTCCGATAGGGTAGTAATTTAAATCAGTAGGCTCTGCTCCTAATCCCAACTCATCAATTATTTCTGCCATTTCGACATAAATATTTGATACTTGCATTACAGTTGAATCTGTTACAGTAATACCCTCAAGGGCGTATGACCATTCTACCTTAAGTGCCTTTTCAATTGATGTATCACTTGGATTAAGTTGAACATAGTAGTGTCCAACATCTGAAGTATCTATTGTGGCTGTACCACTTCTAATTACGCTATCTGTATCTGCATTCATTACACTAAATATTGGTGCAGCATCTGGAACAGCCAATTCATCATTTTTCTGTACAAGGATATCAACCTTATGCCAGGTATTGGTTGGAATTTCAATCATCTATTCTCCTATGAATAGAATTCCTGCACCTCTCGTGGAGTTGCCATGCGGAACCCTTCTTCGTTATCAAAAATTTCCTGAGCAACATCTTCGGGGATCGCAACAAAAGGATGGTCCCAAGAAAATACATACCCAAAAGTCTGGTATGATGGATTTTTTCTATCCATCTTGACAAGGACTGTATCCTTTGCCTTTTTCTTTGGTTCTTTCTTAACCTGTGCCACTGGTTCTTCTTCCTCTACTTCTTCCTTTTCTGAATTAAGGAATGAGTTATACATATCATATGATACTCCTTCTTCTGCAAGGAGTGCCACTAGTTCATTTTTTGTCTTAGCCTCTTCGTGGTCTACTCCAAATGTTTCGGCTACGATTCTAAGATCTGCAACTTTCATTGCGTCAAAAGACATACTAGTTTCCTTTCTGTGTATACCAATTATACCAGAAAATAATTAAGGGAGGGATTCCCGAAGAAACCCCTCCCTTAATTGTGAAAATGTTAGGATGCAACCTTAACATTCTTGACAACAACATGTGCGTCAAGGTTTTCAATTGCACAACCAACACGGATGAATAGAGTGTATTCAATTGTGTCCTTCTTTGGCTTGAACTCACGGTATACTGTGACATCACGCTTGATACCCACAATGAAGTTCTGTGGGAATGTGAGGTGTACCTCACCGTGGTTGCCTGTAGCACCTGAGTATGTACCGCTGCGGGTCTCATCCATTAGAGGCACATTCACAACTGGAATACCAAATGCGAATGGTGTTACTGTACCTGGACCACCGTCATTAGCAGCAACATTACCACGGATAACGCCAGAAGCGATATCGAATGGAGATGAAGCAACATTGGTTAGGTCGTATAGGTAATCCTGTACTAGATTTGAACCTGCGAAGAAGCGTAGTTGGTTTCTACGCTGCTTGTACTTACGAGGCAAAGCCTTGAGAGCACTATTGAATTCTGCACTTGAAAGTGTAGAACCTGCAGCGTCAACAACATGTCCTCCAGCAAGAGCCTTCTTACGGAAGCCGTTAAATGCCTGTAGAAGACCATCTGAAGAGTCGGTATCACCATTGATAAGGACATCCTCTACATCGTTGCCAGCCTGTGTTGCCATTAGGCGTGCAATGTGATCTTCAAGGTCGGATCCTTCTAGGTTATCCTCTAGAGATTCGCTGGAAAGTTCCCAGTCTAGACGGAGTTTTGTTGTTGTTAGAGAAACCTTACTGAATGTTGCACCAGTGTTTGTGTACCCTGAAACATAGTTCTGAGGTGCATTTTCTGTTGCTACACGCATGATTCTCTCGCCAACGGCTACCTTATCGATTTCTGTGGTGTTGGAGCGCATACGGATTGTACGAGCAGCCTTTGCAAGGATTGTTGCATCCCACATGTAGTCGATGAAACGGTTAGCCTGATCTGGGTAAAGAAGACCGTGACCATTAGTATTGGTTGTGGTTGCATCTGAACCGAGATTGGTTGTATCAATTACTTTTTGTAATAGATCGTTACTCATATTTAATTTTTCACCTACCTTTTTTTAATTAGATTATAGATCGTTGATTCCGAGGAAGGAACCTTTCCAGAAACCATCATTATTATCTGATTTCTTTAGTGATCCGAATGACTCAGTGGCTTGGTCATTGGACTTCTTTACTGCAGTGGCTGACTCACATGCAGAGATTCTTGCGCTCATAGCACCCATCTCTGACTTCATGGTCTCCATTGCCTTCATCATTTCACCATGCTTATCAGTCATTTCTGACTTAGCCATGCCTATCTGACGAGTAAGTTCTGCGATAATTTCTTCGACACTTGGTGTATCCATTGCCTTAGAAATTGTTTCTTCGATATAAGTTTTAATGCCGCTTAGCATTTTTTCAAATTCAGAATCCTCTGCTGCTTCTTCTGCAACTTCTGAATCTTCTGGGTCAGCAGACTTTTCAAGTTCTGACTCTCCTGCTTCTTCAACTGGAGCCTCTTCTACTGTTGACTCTTCAACAACTTCTTCGACTTCATCTGCGGCTGGTACTTCTAGTTCATCTGACATATCATTACCTCCTTCTCCAGTAATATCTTTTGCAATGTAGTTATTTACAGTCTTCTCAATATCGGTTGATTTTGTTTCAACTGAATCTTCAATCCATCCGATACTCTTCATATCATTTGAACATACATCACACTTAAGAGATTCTGAAGCATCTGTTGTTGCAATTTGATCTGAGTCACAGTAGAAAACATTAACTGTCTTTACAGTTGTAGCCATTCCTGTAACCTTGAAGCCAATATCTGACTTCTGGATTGAGAATACATTTGCAAACTGATTTGCTGGATTATCAACAAGGGATAACTCTACTAGGTCGTAGTCCTTGATAATTCTGATTGGTCCGTCATGGTCATCATGAGCCATAACTGTATCGGTCTTATTAATGCTACCACCGATTGAGAAGCCTGAAAGGGTTCCATCAAGGACTTTCTCCCATGTGTCCTGTGCGCCCTTAGAAACATAGACATCAACAAATACTCCACTATAGTTTTTCTTTGTTTCGCTATCATAAAAATCTTTTTGCTTGAATGATACTACCTTGCCAACTGCAATTGGCTGGTGCATCTCACGAATATTTCCACGGAAACGGGTAAAGGCATCCATACTTGCTGATGTATCTACGATATCACCGTGCTTATCAACATTATCAAGAGTGGCAAAACCAGATACGATTCTGCGCTCTTTGTCTACCTTAACAAATGGTACTGACAATGACATTTCATTGCCGTCTGTTACCCAATATGACTTTTTCAATTCCATAGTAAATTAATAATACCAACATAAACGATAAATACAAAATATTTACTATATTTTTTTATGCTTGTTGGCGACCTTCTCCTTTAGGATTTCTTGCTTCACCGCTTGTATCTGGTGAATTAGCCTGTCTTTGTTGACTTCTTTGACGGTTTCCTGTTGCATTAGCAGTTGCATCTGCAGCCTGTTGACCTGTTAGTTTAACTGGAACATCTCCTCCATCTAAAGGAACCATTCCCTTTCTAATTCTAACATCATTAGGAACAATTACCTGCATTCTTAGATAACGCTCATCAATCTTAGACTGTGTATCTTCGTCAGTAAGAGTAAGTTCATTGAACTTAATAAGGAACATATCTGTAAATTCTTTTACAATTCTATTTAACTTATGCTCAAAATTATCCTGCTCTGGACGAGTTACCTGCTCACGGAATGTCTTATCAGCATCACGAGCATTGGCAAGTGAGATACCTGCCATTAGAGAAACCTTTGTTAGTGGAACACGATGAGCCATGAGAATTTCAATCTTATTATCCTGGCGGTATGTATGGAATGATGAATCCTGTACATCTGCCTCTACTGGCTCCATCTTAAATTCTACTTTTGAAGTTCCCTCATCTGCTGGAAGAGGAATATAGAGTGAACGATGATTCTGTCCCTTAAGTCCAGTTTGGAAAAACTCTAGAAGTTTGCGCTCTGAATCAGCATTAAGTTTTGCACCCTTTACAGTAATAATGTAACGAGGAACAGCCTTATTTTCAAAGTAATCGATATTAAACTTTGATGCAAACTGGTCACCAGCAATAGCATTTGTTGCTGGAATAATATCTGGAATTCCATAATAAAAGTTTGTTGGAGTGTACTTCTTTATATGAATGACTTCATTTGGATTTGGGTCATCGCCAATTTGATCTGGAGTATCCTTATCTCCAAAATTGCGGAAAAACATTGTACGATAATTTACAATTTGTACAAATCCATCACGCTTACGACGAATACGCATCGTTGTGGCTGGAATATGACCTAAGTATCCAATTTCACCATTAGCCTTACGACCAACTTCAAGATAGCAGTTACCTGTGACCTCGTAGTCAATATAAGCCTTCTTTAAGGTATCTAGAAGCGTGTCTTCAATATTTAAATCGCCTACACGCTGTTTAAGGGCTTCTTTAGCCTTTGCAATTTTACGACGAAATCTCTGAATAGATTCAATCTGCTCATCTGGAATCTCATCAAGTTTTGCAAGGACTGCGGCAGTTTCAATAAAATCATACCCAAGACCTACAACATTTGAAGTCTTAGCCTGAACAGCGGCATAATGTGCTGAATTAATTTCATAAATCTTTGCAAGGTAGTCCATATTGTAAGTTGGAATAACAACATTGAATAATGCATAGGCAGTTACTTCTACTGGCTCAAGTTTTTTAGATTTTACCCCATCTTTACCCTGTGCCTGATTAACTCCTGGAGTTGTAGGAAGATTCATGCCACCATTTGTTGAGCCACCACCTGCGAAAGTTGGTCCAACATTTATTTGTTTTGCAGCCTTTTCAATATCACGATTCATCTTACGACGGAAGTTATGACCTAATCCAGTAAGTTTTGACAAGTCCTCACCAGAAATGGCAAAGGGGTCAGATTCAGAATCTGTATCTATTGACTTTCTAAATGATAATGTTCCAATATTAATGTAATCATCATCACGATCATCGTCTGCTCTAACGACCCCTGGCATTCTTTACCTCCAACTGCTTTTGTTCCTCTTGGAATGCAGCAATATCTAATTCATCTGGGATAAGTCCCCATTCAAGTCTTTGTCTCTGGTATTCATATTCTTCATCAGTAACCTGACGATATCCAGACATCCATAATGGCTTTCCGCCATGTACTCCACATTCAATTGCTGCTAATTTAAGCAACATGATACGCTGCTCGTCACCTTTAAATGATTGAATAGAAAGGTAATTGCCATTTTCATCGGTAACTACGGCTCCATCTTCTGTCTGCCATAGATAAACACCACGAAGTGACTCCTCTACTACACTAACCTTCATTTTTCTATTTTTCATACCATCATTCTACCATTCTTAGTAAAAAATACAGAATATTAATCAGCAATTGCTGAATATATTCTCCATCTTGATGCCTCTACTGCTGCTGAATCAGCGTTAAGCATATATTGCGTGTCTGTTATAACCTGATAATTTCTTCCAAGTTTTAGTCTGTATTTCTTTGTTGCAAATGCTTCATTCTTGGCATCTGAATAAATGCAAAGGTCGCCTATCGTTGTATGAGCATGAAAAGAATAATTGTGTTTTGCATTTAAATAAATTTTAACAGTTTTTGTAGTATTAAGTACAACCATTGCATGGTATATTTCTCCAAGTACAAGTGTCTTAGACCCACTTGTATATTCATATCCATTTATATAAACTTTTGAAATATCACTACCAGTATATGTTAATACTAAACTTGCATCATGTATGAGAGATGCATTTACTGTATTATCTGTATCAAAGATGTAGTTATTAGTAGCCCCCGCATTTGTATCTACTCTAAACCAAAATTCTATTGTTTGATAATCATATCCAACTGTAACTTCAGCCATTCCTGGAACCTGATTTGAATTATTAGTTGGTGGTTCAAAATGTATGCCAAAATTTTTATCTCTTGATAATAAATTAAAATTCTTTGGTTTTATATTATATGTATGAGTTACTGTTCCATCAATATATTCTTTAATTGAAAAAACTTTTCCATGTGAAAAAGAATTAAGGGTCTGATATGTAATTAATTCCATTCGACCAATTTGTGGTCTAACATTATAACTTTCAATTGATTCCATTGTAATTTTTAAGAAGTATGAAGTTCCAGTTGTATTAATAGCAAGTCCTGGAATTTGTTCTCCAACAGTTCCCTGTTGTATCCATGTTGAAGCATCAGTAGATCCATAAATTTTTATATTATTTGAATTTCCATCATGAAATAGTCTTGTTGCATTTATTGTAATATCTGAACTTATTGGAAGAATTGTTTGCCATTCTCCATATTGTGATATATTTAAATTACTTATTAATTTTATACTAAGATTACCTGTATTTGTAAGATCAGATAATCTTGAGTCATCTTTATAAAATACTGAAAAATTCTTAACTGGTACTGATGAAGCATATGGAGAATTTGATGTATCATCATAATAGTTTCCTAGGAATAGTGATGACTTATACATAATAAGATTTCCATTTGTTAAAGTATTTGATGACGATGTTGAATTTACTGTTAATGTAATAATTCCAGAAGTAATTGATATAATAACATTATTCCATGTTCCTGTTGTAAGTGAACCTACAGAAGCATTTACTGCTGAATCACCACTAGCCTTTAATTTTAATGATAAAGAGTTTGCTGGTTTTACTAATGCTAAAGTTCCAATTGATAATCCATTAATAGAAAATATTGGTTTTTCAGATGTCTCACTTGTCACATAAACTTGACATGTAATTACTTCTTCTTGTGGATTAAAATACTGTTCAAAGGATTGTAGTTGTGCTGAATCGCCACTAGCATTAATTTTAAACCCATTTGAATAATCTGGATTAATTGCAAATGTGGATGGGTTATACATAGAAAGTGGAGCAATTCTTCTTACTGTAAGGGAATTACCATTAACTATTAGATTTTTTAATGTACCACCTGTCCATGAACTGTTGCTCTCAAATAAAAACTTTTGAGATACTTTTCCATCTTCTTTCCCGCCAGAATAATAACCACCATTATTTTGAATAACATATGATTCTGGATTTCTATCCGTTAAGGCTAATTTAATTCTTCCATTAATTTGTTCAGCATTTAAAAGATATGTGTAAAAGGCAATACAATCAATAATAAAATAATCTGGTGATGTAGCAGGACCGAATACGAAATTATTTGAACTTCCAGAAAAATATGAAGCACTATTCATATTTATTCTAGTTGATGGAACACCATTAACTGAAAAATATGCCGATCTATTTGAATAATAAATAGCAACATGCATTTGAGATAAATATGTATCTACATCAAGATAGCATGAGTAGGTAAATCCAGATGAATCAGTTATAGATAGGGTAGCAGCATTTTGAGATAAATTAAAAGTTATACCGCTTCCAATAGAGAGCACATTTGTATTATTTGGAATATTATCAAATGCTAACCAGAATTCTATGCAGAATTTTGATGATTCTGTATTTGTATTAAATACATTGTAAACATTTGATATAGTAAGTTTACTGGTTGCTCCTGTATTTATTCTTACCGCATTTGTCCCTCCAGTGCAAATTGGTAAAACATCATTATAAACTGCACCTGCGCCTATTGTTAAATTGTTAAAACTTCTAACTCCAGATGTGCTAAAATATCCAGATGAGTAATCATCCACAATGTCGGGGGAATCAAGAATCCAAAAACCTACTGGATTATCTCTAATTACTGCATCTTGATATGTCATTATAAGCCTATTTAATAATATTTAACGAAAAATCGTTATTATACTATTATACACTACCTATATCTTCTGTTATAACAGGAGGACTAAAAAGCCCAGTTTGTTCATCATATATATATCCAATACCCGCTGGATTTTCAAAAGTATACTCAATAAGTTTTAATCCTAGATCTTCTGATACTGAAATATCATCAGCAACTATACAATTTGTTACTAATATTCCAGACATCACTGCAAATGTTTTCATAATTTCTCCTTAATAAAATAAATAGATTACACCTTGCGCACCAGAACCAGATGTTCCAGTTGTATCAGCAGCACCGCCGCCTCCTGCGCCATATAATCCACCATTTCCACCATTCGCTGCAGATGCATTGGAACCATTTGCATTTCCACCGTCTAATCTAAATCCTGCTCCCCCGCCTCCTCCTGCAAATGTGTTTGCGGAAATAGCAGATACTACGGCACCCGAACCACCATTTCCATGGTCAGATTTTCCACCAGAACCACCAGTTGCTGTTGTAGTTGTTGTGCTGAAGGCAGCCCCGCCACCTCCAGTTATTAATCCTCTTCCAGATGATGCACCAATTGCATTTGCAATATTGTTATGAACTCCACCGCCGCCTGTACTAATACCCTCTCCAGATGGAAGTGGAGGTGTTGCTGAAGCGGATGATACTGAACCTCCAGTAGAATATGCTGGTTCAGTAAAACTGCTTGATCCTACAGCACCTGCTGTTGATCCATAAAATGATGTTGATCCAGATGTTCCACTGGCACCTGAACCTGAACCTGAACCTGCTCCACCATTATTTGATGTAAAGGGATTCTGTAAAGTTCCTGAACCACCCTGACCTCCGCCAGCATAAATATTGCCAAATATTGTATCCCCACCATTATTTCCATATGGAGCAAGCGTAACCCCAGATCCTCCAGCACCAACTATACATGTTGCTGGAATAAAAGACCATCCTGCAGAAAAACCTCCTGCTCCACCACCGCCGCCTGAACCACTTGTCCCATTTGTAGCCCCACCTGAACCTCCTCCCGCAATACAAATTACATATGCACGATTTATTCCAGTTGGAACTGTTACGGCTCCAGAAGATGTTATTGTTTGACGAAGCGATAATCCATATGGACTATCAACAACTATTGCTCTAGTATCATTTACTGCCATTACTTTTCCTTAATAAAATAAATATAGAATTCCTGGTCCACCAATGCCACCGCCGCCGCCACCGCCGCCGCCGCCAAGACCGCCGTTACCTCCAGTAGTACCTGAAGCATTAGAACCATTTCCAGCGACTCCTGCTCCACCACCGCCGCCGCCGTTGGCATTTGTACCTGTTGTTCCAGTTCCACCAGTATAAGTAGTATTTGAAATTAATGATCTACCATTTCCACCATTTCCACCAATACGGGTGCCTGTAGTAGTTACAGAAGCACCACCGCCGCCTCCTGCGAATCCTGATCCGCCATTACCACCATTTGCTGTAGTTGATCCAGCAACGCTATTAAGACCACCACCGCCGCCAGAAATTCCGTTTCCACCATCACCTCCAGGAATTGAAATTGTTGTGGTAGAGGAAAGACCCCCACCACCACCTGCGCCCAATTGACCTGATGTTCTACTTGCACTACCAGCAACTCCACCAGATTGACCATAATATCCAGTTGCTCCTGCAAAGACGGCACCGCTACCGCCACCTGGCTTACCACCAGCATTACCATCACTACCACCTGGTCCAGCAATTATGTGACCATATCTAGTATAGCCAGCAATTAATGCTAATGATGTTGATCCTTGTGCACCCTTGCCAACCTGACAAGATGTTCCAGTATTTGGTGTCCATCCCCATGATATTCCACCTGCGCCGCCGCCGCCACGAGTGTTTCCACCATTTCCGCCGCCGCCGACGGCAATAACAAATACCCATGGAATACTTTGTGGTATTGTAGAAATTGTTATTGGATATGCCCAGGCTGAAGTTATAGTGCCAGTTCCAGTTGTTGTTGATGAATATGTAAATTGTGTTGATGATGCTGTTGCAACAGTAAAGGTTCCATTATATGCAGTTGTTGTTGTAACTCCTACAATAACTATAGATTGACCAACAAAAAAATTATTAGGAACAGTGACAGTAACTGTTGTTCCACTTCCAGAAATTGCTGTTATTTTTCCTGCATAATGTGTTTGTCTTAATTTTAATCCACTTGGGACTATTCCCGAATTTTGTGCTCCATCGATAGTAGTAATCATTAAGAAATCTCACTTCCAAAAGCAGTAAAGGTTAGAGCAGATCCCGTTCCAGAAATAACTGTAAGAACATCTGTTGCTGCTAAAGTGATTCCAAGGGTAAGTGTAATAGTTGTATTTCCTAGACATGTTGCATCATAAATAATAGCATTTGATGTCGCTGTTGCTGCTCCCGCAATGCGAGCATGAACTCTATATGTAGAAGCGGATGATGTTGTATTTGTAACAATTAAAGTAGAAACAACTTGAGATTTTGCTGACCCAACGGTAATTAAGTCAGATGAAGTATTTGGAACTGCTTGTCCCAAAATTTTATATGTATTTGCCATTTTATCCTCCCATCAATAAGAAATCAGAAAAGGCTGCATCGCCAGCACCAGCAAGTGCGGATATAGTAATAGTATCAGTGGCAGCATTTGTTGTAATAACAATATTTGTTCCAGCAACAAGAGTGAGAGTGTCTCCAAGAGTATCTGCTACAACATTTGACTGTCCAGCAACTGTAACAGTTCCAAAAGCCAGAGCATTACTAAGATCTGGACTAGAAGATGAAATCTCTATCCATTGAGAACCATCATAAACTCTCATTATTTTTGCCATAATTTACCTCTTCATCATTATACTATAATTCAGCAGAAAATCCAATGTATGCTGTAGAAGTATTATTAGCATTAAGTGAAGAAAAGTTTCCTGCCACAAGACCAGATGCAACTGCTGCACCAAGACCAGTAATGTCTGTAGATCTATTATTTAATGCTAAAGTTGGCACACTAGTTAAGGCTTGAATATTACCATTTGCTAATGTTACTCCATAGTTTGATGCTGTTCCAGTAGTATCAATTGATGAAACAACTGTTCTCATTGTTACTGGATTCTTTATAGAGAACTGTGCTGCAGTTGCCGATATTGCTTGTCCTGCTCCAAAATATGTATAAATATTTGTTGCATCACTACTAATTCTATAATAATATCTTTGACATAAAGCAAGTTCTTGTCCATATGGTCTATGTTCAAATGGTGTTGCAGATGTTCCAAGTTCAAGTTGGATTTGTGAATAATCTGTAGTAACACCACTTGATATGCCACCAGATAATGCAATTCTTAATCCCAGTGCTGTAGATGGAACGGTAAATGTAACTGTTTCTTTTGTCCAAGTATTTGCTACTAGTGCAGTTGCAGTTGATGTGGTAAGAGCAGTTGTCTGACTTGCTAATGCATCAGTAGTTGTGCTATATGTTATTGTTGTAACTGGAGAAATTGTTGATGTAGATCTAACCCAATAACTTAAAGTAACTGACTTACCAGCAAGTTTTATTACATTTGCTGTTTCAAGTGCCTGTTGTAGAATACCTCCAGCAACACCAGCAATAGAGGTAATGCTCCAGTAGTACTGAGAACCTGATAATGGACTTGTAGTTCCTCTAGATACCGTGTGATTGGTACCACTTGTAGATGACCATCTATCTGCAAGATATCCTCCTGGTGCAGACTGAGAAGTACCTCTTTGCCAGAATTCAAAATTTCCGTTGATAATAAAATTTCTATTTCCAGTTTGATATGTTCCGTCATAAATAGGAACATCAATATCTGATTCAATCCAAATATCACCTGCTACTGGAGATGTTGGTGCAGAAGCCTGATAATATGGCTTTGAACTTCCAGCCTGTAAAACCCACTGTGTACCATTCCATCTTTTAACTGCCATTTATTCTACAACCTCAACCTTGTCTGTAATTTCTTGTCCACATGGACCACAAATACATGTTGGTGCTGGATTTTCAAATGGAATTGGTGCTCCATTATTCATACATCCTTCTGTATGGCATGTTAATATTAATATCATTTTATCCTTCCTTAGAGCCTGATGTCATCTGAACTGCAAGCCAATTGACTACTTGATTACCAGTTGACCAAGTAGTAGCATCTCCAGTATAACAGTAAATATCACAACCGCTTGTTGTAATTGCATTTGCTCTTGGTACAAGTCTTTGAGTTCCACCAACGGCAGAAGATAGGGAAACTTGTACAAGTGGGGCAATAGTAAATCTGCTAGTTGGGAATGTAATACTTACGAGTCCGTATGATGCTGATGGTGGAGTTATGGTAACATTTCCAGAAGACATTGCAAATGGTCCATTACCAAAGTGTGATGCTACAGTTGCCCCACCAGCAGCGGTAGTAGTAATTGCTCCAGCCCATTTAATCCATGCAGAACCATCATAAATACTTACAGTTTTAGTATCTGTTTCATAAACAAACTGTCCTTCATATGGTGCAGATGGACGAGTAGTTGATGTACAACTATAAACTGGCTCTGAATTTTCTTGTGCTCTAGTCATTTTTTCTCCAAATTACATTATACATTATCTAATCCTTAGTGCTGTTATTGCGTTTGCCGCTCCAAGTGCGGAGTAGGTAGTAGCAATTGTAGAAGCACCATTTCTACAAATATATGGAGCATAAATTGTATTACTTGCAACAGTTATAACTGTTTGCATAGAGGTTAATCCTACACCAGCAGTAGTTGTAGCATATCCAGTTGCACCTCTAGAAGATGCGACTTCAGTACCGCTAGTAGAATTATAAATTCCAACATTAACTCCATCAGCATTAACACTCATAATAATAGAAGCAAGTCCCTGTACAAGCCATGTTCCAGGAGTAAGAGTAATGGTAGCATTTCCAATAATATTACCACCAGAAGTACCCGTCTGTGTAGTAGTACTTCTTGCTGTTATAACTTCACCAATATTACCAGCAGTAGAAGTCATTGCTGGTATTGATACTGTTCCAGTAAATGTTGGTGATGCAATTGTAGAATATTTTGCATCAGATTGCGCTTGAGTATAATAATCAAGAAAGGTAACAAATTGTGGAGCAATTACTTCAATAGTATCATTTAATATTAAAGCATTGGTAAATGTAATAGATGTGCCATTAGTAGCAGTATAATCACTGCCACGATATAGAAGAACACCATTTATATATACCTGCTCATATCCAGGATTATACGAAAGACCCGTTCCATTAGTATCTGTTCCAGAAATTGTTATTTGCCCAGATGTTGCTAATGCTCTCCATCTTATAATTGTTGTTCCAGCATTTGAACCACTATCATCTACCCAAATATCTCCAACAGTAGGAGATGCTGGTGCTGTTGCTCCTGCATATATTATTCCATACTGTCCAGCAAGATTGTCAGTATCATAAACAATATCTGATTTTCCTGTAACAGAAAAGTCTCCACTTATAGTTTTATTACCAGAGAATGTTTGTGTGGTTGCACTTACAATTCCAGATGTTGATGTTGCTGCTATAGGAAGATCTGCTGCAACAATTGCTCTGAATGTTGGTAAACCTGCTGAACCATTTGGTGCTGATAAAAAAGTATTGGCAGTTTTTGATGCGAATGGATTTACTGTATCTCCATATGCTGTTGCAAGAGATATAGTTCCAGTAGTTGTAATTGTTCCACCAGATAGTCCAGTTCCAGCAGTAATGCTTGTTACTGCAGAAGTAATAAATGATGAAGCATGAAAACCATCTAGTGTGTCTGCATCTAATCCCGAACCAGCACCGTCATTGTTTGAATGCCAAATTGTATATCCACCATAGGTAAGAGCACCAGTTCCACTTCTTCCAAGGGCTGTGGCATCTGAGTCACCAAATACTATATAGCCATTTGCAGAGTTCTGCTGACCTTTAACTCTAATTGTATTTGCAACATTTATATCGCCAATCCAGGCATCGTCACCAACTTTAAAATTAGTTCCTAAGCCATTATTACTTGCTGCAAATTGGTCTGCTGTTAATGTTCCAGAAAGAGTATTAATAGTTCCACCAGAACTAAGAGTTGTTCCAGCAAGGGTAGGGGCGGTATAAGAACTTCCACCAGCAAGGTTGCTTCCAGCAGAACTTGCACCACTAGTTATATCAATATAAAACCCTCTGTTAGTTCCACCTTGTTCAAAAAATCTAAGTTTATTTTGATAAATATCAATAGTTACATTTGTACCAGAAAGAGTAGAGCCAGATGAAGGAACAGATAGTTCAATTTGTCCACCTTCATTTGTCATAGACATAGTAGATTTAAGTACGCCACCTGAAGCAATGTCACCAGTAGCGGTAACAGTGCCTGATGCAGATATGTTTGACTTAAATGCCTTAGACATTGATCTCCTTTTTTATTATTGTACTATTTATTAGCCAACAATAACAACATTGTATGTAATACCAGTTGCTGGAGCGGTTGCAAAGGACACAGTAATGCTTCCTGTAGTTGCTCTTACAATATCAACTTCAACTTCAGCATATTGAGTATCTGGAGTAGCAGAAGTCTGGTAAACCTGAACCTGAACATCTCTTGAAGCGAAGTTATGACTTACTGTGAATGTTGATGTTGTATTATCACCAGTAATTGTCGCTGTCTGCTTCTGAGTTGCATATGTATATGAACCACCAGAAACTCCAGTATTACCTGACTGAGATGTTGTACCTGTGGCAAATCCGAGTGATACCCCTGCTGAACCATTGTAAGATGTTCCAGTTAGACCAGTTCCAATTGTCAATGCATTTAGGTTAGAACCTAGAGATACACCAGAAATTGTGCTATTGGTAAGATATGAGTTTCCAATAGAACCTGTCGCAAGGTCTACCACACCAGATGTTGCAGTAAATCTTGTTGCATTAAATGCTGCAATACCCTTTGTTGAACCATCTGCGGCTGCTACAGTATGTGTACCAGTTACAATATTTGTAACACGACCATATGAATCAACTGTTAGTCCTTGTACAACTGAACCGCTTGCAGAACCAGAACCAGTTGTTCCTGTTGATACTGTAGCAAGATCAATGCTGTCGGCATTAACAACAATTCTTGAAGTTGATGCTGTTACAACATCAAATGTTGTTCCAGTCTGTGTAAGACCAGCACCTGCAGTATAAGCACCAGCACCTGAGAACTGACTCCATACCTGACCAGTAAAATCTGTTAGGTAATGGTTTGTCTGTACCCATCCAGTCTTTCCATATGTAGTACCTTCCATAACGAATACAGAAGAGCCAATAAGTTCTGTGTATACATCGGCATCAGTGGCACGAGAAAGTGTATATGTTGTTCCGTTATCGGTGTATACATAAATACCATTCTGTGAACCAGTTGTCTGCCCCTTAAGAAGAATTCTATATCCACTATGTGTTGATGTTAGAGTTGCATGTCCATCAATTGTTACGGTATTTGTATTTCCAGTTAATGGAACATTTGATGCAGCAAGAAGATTTACTTCTGGATGCCAGTCAATTCCTGATACAGCATTATCTACATACAACTTATTGGCAGCATCTGTAGAATTAACAGGAGTTGGAACTGTTACCGTTGTGGCACTTCCAAAGTTTACCGTTCCTGTTGCGGCTAGACCAGAAAGTGTACCAACTGATGTTAGTGAAGATGATGTAACTCCAGAATTTAGAGTTGAACCAGTTAGTGTTCCTGCTGCGGCAGTTACTGTAATATTTGCAGTACCATCGAATGATGTTCCGTTAATTGTACGGGCTGTCTGAAGTGCTGTTGCAGTTGAAGCATTACCACTAAGAGCAGCAGTAATTGTTCCTGCAGAGAAGTTTCCAGAAGAATCTCTTGCTACAATTGCTGATGCAGTATTTGCAGAAGCAGCGGTAGTTGCAGAGTTTGGAATATTTGTAAGTGAAGCACCAGAGCCACTAAATACTGTAGCAGAAAGTGTTCCTGTTGATGGTGTGAATGTAAGTTTTGTACTAGATACATTAATTCCATTATTTCCAGATGTTGCACCTACCCATGTTAGGTATTGTGCTGTTGAAGTTGTAGTATCATTTGTAGTAGCAACATTTGTTGTATTGCTAGCATTTGTTGCAGTGCCAACTGATAGTGAAGACTGTGATGTCCAGGTTGGTGTTCCAGAACCTGCAGATGTAAGAACCTGACCAGATGTTCCAGCACTTGTGAATGCATATGCAGAACCGTTTCCGAATGCAATTGCACCTGCTGTTGGAGTAGCAGTACCATTAGTACCACCAGAACCAATTGCTAGAGTTGAACTAAGACCTGCTGCAGTACCAGTAATATTTGAATCTGTAAATGCAATTGTCTTTGTAGCAGAACCGTTGTAGAATTTTAGTGCTCCAGTATTGTTCCAGATATCTCCAGATGCTGGTGCTGATGGATCTGTAGTACCAGTCATATTTAGACCAGCATATCCAGTCGCTGTTGCGGCTAGTGTGGTCTTTCCACCTGAAATTGTAAGTCCAGCAGTTGGGGCAGTTGTGCCAACACCTAATGCAGCGAACTGTGGCTTTGAGGTAGTGTTGATACTCTGTGGCAAAGATAGGGTAATGGTTCCAGAACCATTTGTAACTACTACCTGGTCTGTTGTTCCAGATAGAGTTATAGAACCAGTAATAGAGTTAAGTGATGATACTACAGATGAACCTGTAGCAACCTGAACCCAGTTTCCTGTTCCTGAACCAGTCGCATACCATAGAGTATTTGAAGTTGTGTTGTAGTATAGTGAACCTGCGCCAGCGGCGGAAGGTGCTGATGATTGTGGATCAATCTTTGCTGATGCCTTAATAATAGACCCTGTTGCTACTAGAGCATTAAGAAGTTGATTACTTCCGAGGTCTATGTTTACTAGAAATTTCTTTGCCATTTATATATCTCCTTTTTTAAGAAAGATAGGCATATCCAGATAACCCATAGTTAAAATTAATAACCATAGAGTTGACATCGATATGATCCACATCTCCCTCAATTCCATTTTTTGCATAGTCTTGAATACTAACTGCTGGTCTATATCCAAGATTGTGTGTTATACTCCATGTATCTGAATCAAACTGTTGTTCATGTACAAAAGAGTAAAAAGTTGGGTCTGCAGATGTTCCTGCTGGACCCTGGATTCCTTGATCTCCTTGGTCTCCCTTTTGACCTTGCGGTCCTTGCACTCCCTGTGGTCCCTGTGGTCCTGCTTCACCTTGTGGACCTTGGTCTCCCTTTGGTCCTTGAGCACCTGGAGATGCAATTGTTACAGAATTTTTACTTTCAGTAACTTCTACATTATATACCTTTGGCTCTACAATCACAATTGGATCAGACACTAAGATATACTCCTCTCAACGGCAAACCATCCTGCCAGAATAGTTGTCTTTATTGAACCACTATCAAGTTTTAATTGATAGTATGCTTTTGGAACAGTAAACTTTTTTGTTTCAGCAGATACAATAGTTATAGTTAAATGACCTGCATTATCTACAACAATCTCTCCACCATTAATGGATGCAAGTGTACATAAAACCTGACCACCTTGTTGGTCTCTTACTTCAAATGTTCCGTCAAATGATGTAAGATCAATTGGTACTCCATTTGGATCTTTATAGGTTACATTAAGAATAAAAGTGTCACCTTGAACTATCTCAAAGTTTACTGTTTGCATAATTCACCTACTGATTTCATGTTAGTTAAATTGTACCATCTTAAAGCATAAAGACAAAGAAAAAAACTTGACACCAGACTACAAAAATGCTTGCAATCTAGTGTCAAGTTTACTAATGTGTTACTATTTTGTGATGTCTACAACCTCACAATAACCAGCAGCACATGCAAGGTCTTGTGAACCAGTTGTACCATCTTCAGTTTCATAGAATGCAATGTCAGCCCAACGGATTTCCTTTGGCATCTTTGCAACTAAAGCATTGTATTCTTCCTCTGTTGCATCCTGATATGGTGCTTGCTTATAAGAGTGGTCTGAATATGGCAAGAATGAAATACCTGAAATCTCATCAAAGTGGTCATATACCCATGAGCCTACCTGCATCCATTCATCTTCCTTTACAGAAACTGTAATTGAAGGCTTATGCTCACACCATGCACGCTGATAAACTAGCCATGTCTCAAGATGTTCGATAGCAGTAAGTTCATCTCTTTTAATAGCATACTCTGGAGCCTTAACTGGGAATGAAAATACTGTAGTAGCATTCGGATTCATAACATCATCTTCTGCAGGTACTCCTGAGTCGATAAGGAATTTGGTTAGTGGATCTTTCTTATCCCCACGAACTGTACGGATGTAGTAATCATTATGCCAGGGGTGCATACCTGAAGAAACACCAGTTAATTGAGAAACAGTACCTGAAGGCTTAACGCAGGTAATTGATGCTGACTGAGGAATTCCAATTAGTTCTGCTTCTGACTTATTCTTGTCAATTGCTACATTCTTTAACATATCAAGAACTTCTGTTAATTTATCTAGACCTTCACGACCTGACATAAGACTATGACCAAACTGACCTGTGATTGAAACTCCTAGAAGTCTTTCATCCTCTGTGTTCTCTCTCCAAATCTTACGAAGATACTTGAAGTTTGTAAGTGTTGACTGCCATGTTCCTAAGATAGTGGCAAGTTCTACCTTGCGCTTTAGAGTATCAACTGTATCCCCGTCACGAACAATAACCTCTGAAAGATTGCAGAATTGGTATGGGCGAAGAATAATTTCTGAACATGGATTGGTTCCAAATCGATACTCTGCGTTTCGACGACCATTCTTTGCTGCCTGATTCTGTGCAGCCTGAACATTGTAAATTCCACGCTCTCCAGATTTTGAATCATATAAGTTCTTCCATTCTGAAATAAAGTCATTCATAGAAGGCTTTGATGTGTATGATACAGAGTTATTTGCTAGAGCACGCTGACCGTTGTATTCCCACCATGCTCCTGATTTTGCCTTTGCCATATCATGGTCATTAAGGTCGGACAGAGAAATCATAGCAGAACGACGAACGCCACCAACTACAACAACCTCTCCAATCTTACACATAATGTCATGTGCTTCAATTGGCTTTAACTTACGACCTGCAGCACCTTGAAATGTTTTAATTGTAAATTCAAATAGATTTACAAGCGGTTGTGGACCTGATGCACGACCACCGAATGTCTTTAGGCGAGCACCTGCAGGGCG